AGCAGCCGGTAGCCCCCGGCGAGTTCAACAGTGGCGTCGAGGGTGTCGCCGGCGTCGATGCTGCCGGTGTTGAGAGTGAGGGTGACGCGGGCGGGGAAACCGTCGCCGCCGATCTGGTCGGACACTGACGTGTCGACCCACAGGATCACCCCGGAGTCGTCGACGTCGGCTGGCGGGGTGTCGGAGATGTGCACTGTCGGTGCGGGCCCTGCCGGCCCTTCAGGCCCGCCTGGCGTGCCTACGGGGCCGACCAGTCCGCGTGGGCCTTGCGGCCCGACGCTTTCGTCGGGCGCGGCGATGACCGGTACCCACGTGTCACTCATGGGGGTCAGGATAGTCGCCGCGGAACTGTGCTGCTGGTGTCACAGCCAGCAGCGCCACACACCGTATTTGTCGAAGGCGCCATGTTCGGAAAGGTGCCCGCGGATCTTCATGCAGGCTATGCCGTACATGTAGTGCTTAGCGGGGCAGTCAAGCGATGAGCCGGACAAGGCCATACGCGATCGCTACAGCGAGCAGCGCTCCAATGATGACAGCGAGTGCGACCTGCTTTCCCATGATCATTCCTCCTCAGGTTTTGATGATGTAGCTGAGCATGATGGTGGGCTGCACGTTCTGCGCAGTGCCGCCTTCAGTGTTGCTGTTGACTGTGATGCCGGTGGTGGCCGAGGTGATCGTCATCTTCACTGTGGTCTGGGTGCCCTGCAAACCACCCGACCCGGCGTAGTTGGCGGCGGCGGTGCCGTTGTGGGCGTGGGTGTGGCCGGGGTCAGTGATGCCGTGAGTGTGGGCGTCGAGCCGCTGGTCGCCGCCAGCCGCCCCCAACGTCGTCCCGGTGATCCCCGAGACCGCCGAGGTGATCCTGTTCTGCGCCGATCCGCCCATGTTGTCCACACCGGCTGCGACTCGCCCTCGTAGGTCCGGCAGGTTGAACGTGGTCGATCCGTCACCCGACCCGTAGGTGGTGCCGATGGCCGAGAACAGCGCCGCATAGGTTGTCCGCGAGACCGCCTGTCCGTAGCACAGCAGCCAGCCAGTCGGCGCTGACGCTCCTGCGTATGGCGTCAGGCACCCTGCGGGCATTGCGCCTGCGGTGACAGAAGCGACCTGCGTATCGACGTAGTTCTTCGTCGCCACATGGGACGCGCTCGTAGGCTCAGGGGCGGTAGCCCCCTGAACGAGCGGGATCTCCGCAGGCATATCAGCCCACCACCGTCACCCTGTAGGCGTTGGCTGTCACGGTCGTCGCGAAGTCGATTGTGACCGTGTTCGTTGTCGCCGCTGTCACACCCGTGTAGACGACCACATTGTCGGACAGGCGACGCACGGTGACCTGCACATCCTGCGTGCCCAGGTTGTGGGTGACGGTCTGCGACGCAGCCGTGCCGGACAGGGTGGCACTGTACTTGCGGGCCACCACCGCCGTGTCGATCGCCACAGTGTCGGCGGCGACTGTGATACCCGTTCCGGCCCCAACGTTGACTGTGGTACCGCTGCTCGAAAGACCGTTGCCCCAGCCGTACGTGCCCGCGCCGGAGAACTGGGTGAAGTTCAAGTCGGTCGTGCCCAGTGTCACAGTGGCGGTGGGAGGTGTCAAAACCCAGCCTGTCCCGGCCCACGTTCCTGCCTCCACAAAACAGAACGCGCCCGGGGTGACATCCGCGTTGGAATCGAAGTCAGTGGCACGAGTCCACGCACCACCAGTGTTGACGATGTAGATGCCGTTCCGTGTGGCATTGGCCTGACTCTTGACCAGAACACGATCACCGTTCGCAAGCGTCACACCCGTCGAGTAGTCTGCACCGGCTCCGCTCGGCGGCGAGGTGCCTGCCACACTTGTCGCGGCACGCACACTGTTCTTCACGTCCAGACCAGATGCGGCCGCTGACGTTGCCGCATCAACGTAGGCCGTGGTGGCGATCTTGGTGCTGTTGTCCCCAGCAGTTGGTGTGGGCGCGGTAGGTGTTCCGGTGAAGGCTGGGCTTGCCAGCGGGGCTTTCGCCGCCAAGTCCGACACCAGGTTGGTCACATCGGACTGCGCGTGGGTGTGGCTCGCCGCTGCGAACGCAGACGAGTTCTGTCCGTCTAACAGATCGGCGTCAAGGCCCGACCCTGACCCGTCCACAGTCTTGATCTTTGTGAGGACGTCGGCTGCCGTGTACCCGGACGACTTCAGGTAGCCCTGCCCGATCACGAAGGCCGTGGTGGCGACCTGGGTCGTGTTCGTGTCCACCGCCGCTGTAGGCGCAGCCGGCGTCCCGGTGAACGTCGGTGAGGCGCTGGGGGCCTTCGCGTTCAGTTGGGTTTGGATCGCGGAGGTCACACCGTCGAGGTAGCCGAGTTCAGCCGCGCTGATGTTAGCGCCAATGGTGGTGTCGGCAGGCAGCCGGACAGAGGTGGCCTGGAACTCCACCAGTTTCGCCCGGATACCGATATCGGTGGTGCCGACCGTCGCGCCGAGGGTGTCGCCGGAGTAGAAGCTGATCTGCGAGGTGTCGGTGCTGCCGTTCATCCGCAGCGCGATACCCAGGCCGTTGTTGTTGACATGCATCATCGCTTCGCTCTTGCCGGCCGAATCACCGAGGGTGATCCCGGCCGTGGCTGCGCCGACGGGGCGTTGGACGAACAGCCTCGAGTCCTTGGTGATGTTGTTCTTGACGATGACCGGGTAGTCGGTGGCGTTGGCGGTGGGGTCGACGGTGAGAACCCCGGACAGGGTTCCCCCAGCCAGCGGCAGATACACGCCGACGACCTGTTCGTAGCGCACCGAGTCGCCGTTCGCGGATCCCGCGCCGAGTCCGGTGAGTTTGTATCCGCCCATCGCCAGGTTCGCGCTGGGCGCGGCCAAGTCGGACAGTTTGATCGCCGAGTGCGCGGAGGCGTCGTGGGCCGGCAGGGCGTGGTAGTGGTCAGAACGCGCTGCTGTGGCCGCGGACCCGTTGCTTGCCGACTGCCCGAACGCAGAGGCCTGACCGGACAGGTTAGCCACTGACGCGCCGCCGGACACCCAGGCGGTGCCGTTGTAGAACTTCAGCTGCTTGTCGGTCGAGTTGTAGACGAACTTGCCCTCGACCCCGGTGGGGTCTGTGGACAGCACCTGCGCTTTGGCGTTGCGCAGTTCGTTGTTTGCCAGGTCAACATTCGTCACGAACGTCACATCGGCCATTTTTTCGCTCCCGTCGGGTTTGTCATGAACAATACGCCTTGCCTGCTGTTGCACCTGAGAATGACAATTCGACAGTGTTCACGTCGATGTAGGTCATTCCTGGGATGATCCGGGTGTCGGCAGTGTCGACAACTGTCACGTTCGGCTGGTAACCCAAGTTGTGTGTCACCGTCCATGTGGCCGACGCCATGGTCTGCACATGTGTGTAGGACAGCGAATCAATGGTGGATGCGGCCTCCCCGATCGCCTGCCACGCCACACCGTCGAACACCCGCAGCTCGGGCGGGTCGGTGACCTCGCCGGCCTGCCACGCCACATAGTCGGCGTTGACCCACACGTCCCCAGGCCGCAGCGCCGCGTTGGCGACGGTGGTGGTGTCGTCGACCCACCGCGGATCGTACGTCTGCGCCCACACCCGCGAGTTGCCTTCGTGGATGTGACCGCTGGTCATGATGTCAGCGCTGATGGTGGTCAGCGCAGCGCCGGTCGCGCTCAACTGCGGAGCGCTGTCGGCCACCGGGGAATCGTCGCCGACGTCGTAGTCTTCGATATGGATGGCCATGGCGCCTACTCGATCTGGAAACGCAGTTTGCCGGTGAGGCTCTTCCAGAACGCCATGTAGTCGGCCTGCTTGTCAGCCGTCGACCCGATCGCGATGCCGTTGCCGTTGTTATTGGTCAGCAGCGGCACGATCCCCGGGTCGAGGTCGACCCAGGTGGCGCCGCTACCAACGTCGATCGACGGGTTGGCGCGATGCCAGTTGCTGTGCATGTTGCCGTTGGTGTTGCCGTCGCCGGGCCACCACTTGTACACGTGCGTGCGGATGATCGGCCGGATGGGCACGTTGAACCCGTCGCCGGCCCGGTTCACACGCATCTGCACACGGGTGCACCGGCCGCCTTTCTGGATGGCGTTGAGCACGTAGAAGAACGGGTTGCCGGGGGCCTGCTCGGACCAGTAGAAGATGAACCCGACCTGGGTGCCGTAGTTGTTCCAGTCGCCGCCGTGGCCGTGGTAGATCTTGTCGTCGGATTCCGGGCGCCACTGCCGGTTGACCCTCTTGTCACCGGTGACCAGGGTGCGTTTCTGCTGCGCGTCGACCTCGTACCAGCCGGGCACGTAGTCCGACGGGGTGCGCCCACCGATGTAGGCCGGGGTGAACGACTCGGTTCCTTTGACGATCGCCCGAATGTAGTAGCCGATCGGGGTGTTCTCTTTCAGGCCGGCCTGCTCATGCCACACCAGCGCCGTGCCGGGCTGAGGCACAGCCACCACGTCGGAAGCCCCGTTGTAGTAGCGGACCAGAGTGTAGGAGTCGGCATACGGCACCGACGCCCAGTTCATTGTGGCGATCGCCGAGTTGTGGTCGGGGGCGAGCACCGCAGCCAGTGTGGGGTTGGTCGGAGTGGGGACTCCTGCGGTGCTGATACTGGGCACCTGCCCCATGTAGTAGTCCTGGCTGTCGATGCGCGCCCACAGTTGCAGCGACCATTCGGAGTTGGGGTAGCCGACCACAATGTCGGTGGTGCCGGACAACGACGGGATCAGGTCGGTCTGGCCTTTGACACGGCCGTCACGGCTGTTCCACCGGATGACCACCCCGTCGCTGCCGGGGTCGAAGTCGGGGCAGGACACCGACCAGGTGACGGACAGGGCGACGTGGGCATTGACACCGAGGGTGGCGTAGAAAGCCTGCATGATGGGTGTGGCACCGACACCGGAGTCGCGGAACTGCCCGTCGAGGGCGACGTCGACGTCTTTGACCGGCTGGAAGACACCGTTGACGCTGACCCAGGCCTTCTTGAGTTTCTGGAAGGCACCACCGTTGGCAATCCACATCCCGGGCATGTCAGTACTTCACCCACAGGGTGCCGTCGGGGTAGGTGGTGGTGCCGGTGGGGGCATCGGAGGTCGACGACACGATCAGCGGGATGCGCATGTACCCGTTGTCGCCGGTGGCCACGTCCAGGCCCCGGTCGACCTGGGTGCCGTTACCGACCCACGACAGTTCACCGGGGGAGGGGGAGGGGCGCGCGGAGGCGCGCGCCACAGCGGAGGCGAACCGGCCGACGATCCGCTTCTCGGACCATTCGGCGAGTTTGCGGATGTAGAACGGCACCCGCGGCATCGCGTCGGCGCTGGGGTAGGGGGCGTTCTGGTCGGAGGTGACCAGCGGCGGGTAGCCGAGCTCTTCGGTGTCAGAACCGCCGTCGGGATCGCCGGACACCGCATCGAAGTTGGAGAACCCGTCGTTGTAGTTGCCGTTGGGCCCGCGCACCACACCGATCTCTTCCCAGCCGTACTCGCCGGGGTTGGCCGAGGATTCCTGCCAGGCGTGCAGGATCCCGGTGTCGTTGCACAGGATGTACTCGCCGGGCGCACCAACGGTTGTTTCGAGCTGGTTGGTGTTGGCCAGCGGCGAGTCCTGGTGCACGCGCGCCGGGGCACCGGGGATGCCCTGGTCGCCTTGCGGGCCGGGGCCGCCGCCGAGACGCATCCACTCCCACCTGCGGGTTTCCAGGATCCCGGACACGTTCGAGGTGACTTCCACCTCGTACTGCCCGCCGTCGGCGCCGCGGATGAACGTGGTGAGGGTGAGGGTGGCTTCCTTGTCGGTGACGTAGGTCTGTTCGGAGGCCACTTCGGTGCGCGACGACGCGTCGGAGCGCCAGAACAGTTTGACGGTGGCCACACCGCGCGGGGTGAGCGCGGAGGTGGGCCGGAAGTCCACGGCCACGTTGACCATGTACACCGCCGACCCCATCGGGTAGTCCATGGACAGGTTGCCCGGTGGCACGGTGGGCACGATCCGGTCGATGTTCAGGGTGGACACGGCGTTGGAGCCGTCCCACGTCTTCAACCCGGTGACGATGGGCCGGTTCTCGTTCTCGAGCAGGCCGGTGCCGGCGCCGATGACGGGCACGACTTCCACGTCGAGGTAGGCGATGTCCCACCGCAGCACGACGGGCACGTTGGGCAGCAGGTCAGTGTCGATGTCCGACTCGGTTTCGACGCAGCGGGCGGCCACCGAGTTGAGGTAGCCGGGGTTGCCGCGCATCCGCCCGGCGGTCACCCAGGCGCCGGTGTACAGCCCTGGCTTCTCCGGGTTGGTGCGGTACCAGACGTGCAGGATGCCGGTGTCCTGGGTGATCCAGCCGTTGTTGTGTTCGAGTTCGGGGGTGTTCGCTTTGGCCTCGAGGTCGGCGAACGTGTCCACCACCCCTTTGATGATCATGGAGGCGCCCTGGGGGCCGGCCGGGCCCATGGGGCCTTGCGGGCCGGACCCGCGAAGCACCGATTCGCGGACGAGCACCGTCCCACCGGACGACAGCTGGGTTTGCATGTTGACCATCGACGTGTCCCTTTCAGTCGTCTGCGCGGCGCGGCGGGTCGTTGGTGACTGCCGGATGCACCACCATCATCCCCGAAATCACGTTGCGCACGTGATAATCGCCCCACGTGGTGGTGCCGGGGGTGGTGTCGTACCGCTTGTAGTTGGCGAACAGGTCGTAGACGTGGACACCCACAGGTAGTAGTTCGGTGGCCCCGGACGGTATGTAGATCTCGATGAGACCGGCGGTCTCGGACACCGCCAGGTAGCCCAAGGTCGTGTCACCGCCGATCTGGTCGTAGTCCTCGCATGTGAGGATTAGGGTGCGTTCGGTGTCGTTCGTGCGCACTTCCATCTTGGTCGGTTTGGTGACGGGCACAGGCTCGTCGTAGTCGTCGACCCAGAACACCTGCGCGGTGTAGTCGGCGCCCTGCTTGACGTGCAGATCGACCTGGTTGTTGTACTCGGCCATCAGTTCCCGCTCTCCAACTGCTTGAGTGTTTCGATGTACGACGCAGTATCCCCGGCGACAACCACCGTTGTCGTCGTTGCGGACTGGTCGACGTCGAGGCCGAGCAGCCGGGCCCGGGTCTGGATGAACTTGTGGATCGCCTCGGCGGACCGGACGTCACCGTCCATGGCCTGATCCCACAGGGCGGCCTGCAACTCGTCGAGGCGGGCGACCTCGAGGTTGAGCAGGTCGCGGCGCTCGGCCATGGACACGAGCAGGGATGTGGCGTCCAGGGCGTCACGGGTGGCCCTGGCGATCCTCGATTCGGAGACGTGGAGGCGCTGCGCGATGGTGAACAGGTCGAACCCGGCACGGCGCAACTTGAGCGCCTTGCGCGCCAGCTCCACATCCTCATCGGTGTATACGACGTCGACACTCATAGGGTCAACTTTGCCCTAAAACGCGAAAAGGCACCCGTGGCCCCGCCGCCCACGAGGGGCGACGGGGCACACAAGGCTCAGCGCTTGCCGGCCATGTGGCCGATCACGTGATGCCGGTAGAACTTGAACAGCACGTGCGGGGTGAACTTCCCCACCTCGACTGTTGCGGATGTCCCGCACACCGGGCAGCGCATGTTGATCTCATGATCGTCGAAGGACAACAGGATCAACTTGCTCATGCCCACTCCCACGGCTTGCACGCGTCAGCGAACGTGCACGCCTTGAACATCTCGCCGGACCGTGAGGTGCACGGCAGCACCGGAGGGTACTCCTCCTGGCCGGCGACGGCCTGCGCGATCGCCCGCACCTTCCCGGCGACCTTCTCGTCGTAGTGGATGACGTACTCGACGAACGAGCCGTCCCACGACTTGTCCTCGTACACGATGTGCACCCGGTCGGTGTCGGTGGCTTCCATGTACGGCTGGACCTGCAACACGTGCCCGGCCATCGGGCCGTTGTCCACGACCTTCCGGTATGTCTGGCCGTTGGCCGTCTTGAACTCGAACGGGTAGCCCCTGGACGTCACACCGTCCAGCGACCCGCCCGCCCCGTAGTCGGTGATGGCCTTGACTTCGATATCGACCAGCCAGCCCGCGGACAGGCCGGCCAACTGCCACCGGTAGTGGGAGAACGTGCCGATGTCGAAGATGGCCCGCAGTGATGAGGTGACTGCTGCGGGCTGCTCCCCACGGTAGGACAGTTGCTGCTTGCGAAGACACGGGTCGTGCAGCATCGACGCCCGCACCCTGCCCTCACCGGACCTGGCGGAAGTGAGGAAGTCGACGCGCATCTGTTCCAACACGCGTTCGACTGCCGCTTCGGTATACACACGCCCGGCACGCACCCATTCCATGTGGGCCCGGGTGATGAACCTGTCATCCCCGGTCGCGGCCTGCTTCAATGCATCCTTCAGCGACATCACTTCTCCTTCTTCCAACCATCGGGGTGTACCGGCATCGCCTCGAGCGCGCCGGCTTCGTGCAGAATCTTGACCTTCCCCGGCGCCGCGTCCGGGGTGTGGCCGGCGAGGATCGCCCGGCTTCCACTGACGATCCTCTTGTCGCATCTCTCGGCCATGTCGAGCACCGAGGTGTACGGGGAGTGCCGCGCGATCTCCTCGGCGACGTTCTCCCCGATCCCTTTGATCGAGGTGAGCGATTCGATGATCGCGGTGCCGGACTCGTTGGCCACCAGGTCCATCTTCGAGTAGTTGACGTGCGCCCTGATGAACGACAGGTTGTCGTACTCGCGGGCCGCCTTACGCATCGCCCGCACATCGTCGGCCTTGTGGCCGTACTGGGAGATCAGCGACGCCCAGTAGACGGCCGGGTGGTGGGTGAGCAGCCACGCCGACACGTACGCGACCCGCGCGTACGACACGGCGTGTGACAGGTTGAACCCGTATTCGGCGTAGGCGACCAGCGCGTTGCGCAACCAGTCGATGTCGTTGTCGGACATCTCCCACTTGTGCGCCAGGTCGATCACGGAGGTCATCGAGTCGGCCATGGCTTGCGCCGCGTTCCCGATGTTCGCGTTCGACGCCTTCACCGCTTTGAGAACCCTGGACAGTTCGATGGGGTCCATGCCCATCTCCCCGAGGATCCCCATGACTTGCTCCTGGTACACCAGCACCCCGTAGGTGGTGTCGGTGTGCCGTTTGATGAGCGGATGCCGGTCCTTGCGCACCGACTTCTTGCCCTGCGCCCTGGTGGCGATGAACTCGCCGGTGGCGCCGGACTTCTGCGCGGCGGGCCGGAACAGCGCCACCCGCGTGCACCACGTCGTTGAACGAGCGTGGCTTCAACTGCCGGCAGCCCGCCGACGCCGACCAGCCCTGCAACTGGAAGATCCCCGTGGTCTTCCCGGACGCCATGCGTTTGAACACGTCCTTGTCGTCCAGGGGTATCTGGTCCATGTGCAGGCCGAGGGTGCGCAGGGCGCTGGCGACTGCGGTCAGGGTGCGTGACCCGAGCAGGTCCACCTTGATGAACCCGAGTTCTTCGACGTTGTGCATGTCGAGCGCGGTGACCATCGTTTCGGAGTTGGACAGCCACTGCCGGGGCAGGTGCGTGACCGATTCGATGTCCGGTGCGATGATCAGCCCGGCCGCATGCTTACCCATCCCGCCGTAGGTGCCCATGTCGGACAGTTGTTGCAGGATGTGGTCGCGTTGCTCGTCGCGGATGCGCAGCATCCCTTTGGACGCGGCCCGTTCCCATTCGACCCACAGCGACCCTTTGTGGGGGTCGTCGTCGGACAGCCGCACGGTGCGCCAGTTACCGATGCGCACCGACGGGTGCAACTGCTCGAGGTATTCCAGCGCCTCGTCACGCCGGTTGTGTTCCACGTCCAGGTCGATGTCCGGGGGTTTGATCCGGTCGACGGACAGGAACCTGTCAAACCGCAGGTTGTACTCCAACGGGTCGACCTGTGTGATGCCGAGCAGCCAGCACACCGCCGAACCGGACGCCGAACCGCGCGCCAGGTAGGCGATGTTGTGTTCGGTCATCCAGTCGGTGATGGACGCGACGAGCAGCAGGTACTCGGCGAACCCTTTCGGGGCGATCACCTTCATCTCGGCGTCGGCCTGCCGGGCGTACTCTTCGCCGAGCAGCCGCCGGTCCAACTGGGTGTTGATCCTCTCGGTCAACTCCCGCACCGGATCCCGGTTGGTGACACTGGGCATGTGCACCTTGAACTCGTCGAGCATCGGCACGGCCAGGTCGTAGCCGTTCAGCAACTCGTCGAGCCCGGCCACCCCGGCGTCCCACACCTTCTCTGTGAACCTGCCACGCATCTGATCGGTGGAACACAGCCAGTACCCGTCGCCGGGGAACAGCGCCGAGTCCGGATCGTCGTGGTTCCACGACGACAGGAACTTGAGCATGTTGTGCATCTGCGTGTGGGCGCGCAGCGTGTAGTGGGCGTCGTTGGCGACCACGATCGGCGCACCGACCCTGTTCGCCACGTCCACCATTGCCATCACCAGTTCGGCGTCCACATGGTCCGGTGTGGCGATGTAGTGATTCTGCACCTCCACGAACACCCGGCCGTCGAACCAGTCCTGCAACGTGAGCAGCAGGTTGGTGGCCGTCAGGTCACCGGCCCCCATGGATGCGTTGAGCACACCGAAGAAACAGCCGGTGAGCACGGACAGCCCTTCGAGCATCCCGTCGTCGGCCAGCTGGGCCAGGTCGGAGAAGTCGACGATCGGCTTGTACCGGAAGTACCTCATCGAGTGGTTGACCAGCCCGATGAGGTTGTTCCAGCCGGTGCTGGTTGTCGCCACGACACCCATGTGTTTGGTGACGGGGCGTTCCATGTGGCGGTTGAGCGCCACGTACATCTCCACGCCGGGCACGGGGATGATCCCTGCCTTGCGGGAGTGTTTGTACAGTTCGAAGATCCCCGCGGCGGTGCCGTGGTCGGTGAGGCCGAGCGCCGGGAAGTCCAGGTCGGACGCCCGGGCGACAAGATCGGCGACGGACGGTAGTGCATCCTTCGCCGAGTATTTCGAGTGTGTGTGAACACTCCAATAAGCCACGTTTCTGTTTCCCCTTCCGGATAGATGTGGCTGTGACGCGAACGGGGGGTGGCAGGCGAACCCACCACCCCCGCCGCGCCGCAGGTCACCGCGCGGCGACGATCGCTTCGATCAACTGGTCGCGGGTTGCGCGCGCCGGAACGTCAAGCCCGGCAATGTCGATCAGTTCACGCAACTGATCCTTCGTGTAGTCCTCGAACTCGTCGAGGTTCGCAGTGAACTGTTTCGAGTCGGCCAGCGGAGGGCTGTCCGTGGCAACATCCCACGGCGGCGGTTCCTCGTCGACCGTCTTCTGGGCGGCCGGCTGACGCCAGGCGTACCGCTGCCCGTCCTCGGACGTCTCACACTCGTAGCCGTGGTCGAGCAGGAACTTCTCGTACTCGTCGCGCACCGTCCACAGGTACTTGTTGAGGACCAGCACACCGTCGGTGTCCTTGTACTCCAACAGCGACATGTCCAGCTTCGGCTCGTCGACCATCGCGTCGACGGTGACGGTGCTGTTGACGCTGGTGATGGTCAGCGGCACACCGGCGATGTCGGGGATGAACTTGCGGTAGGTCGCCAACTGGGTGCACAGGTCGTGCATCTGCTGGGCGCCGAGCATGAGCACCGACGGGTTCGGGTCACGATCCCCGTCGACACGCATCACGAGCAGGAAGTACTTGCGGGCCCACCGCAAACCCCCGGTCTCGTTGCTGTTCATCTTCGTCGGCGAGATGGAGTTCTCGATCGACGAGTCGAAGTCGGCGTTGGACACCGGAAGGTGCCGCAGGTCCCACGGCACGATCGTGGAGATGCCCATGGCCTGCCGGCCCACATCAATGATGTAGGTGGTGGCCAGGTAGTTCTCGTTGCCCTTCGGCGGGGTGATGCGCACGTTCTCCGCATCCAAGTCCAGCTCGGGGGTGTAGGCCAGGTAGTACACCGGGTCGGGGTACTTCGAGTCCTTCTTCGCAGGCGGGGCGGGGAACCCCTTCTGCAACAGTCCGTCGACTTCGCGCCACAGCGGCCCTCCGGACCCTCCTGCGGTGCCGTCGCTGCGCGGGTTGGCCCTCGGGGAGTCGAGGGCGTACCGGTCGAACTTGCTCATGCGGTCTTCCTTCCATTCGATTTGGCGGTGTTACTGCGTGCCGCGATGGTCTCACCGATCAGGTCGGAGAGGCCTTGCAGCGTTGCCGCGATGACCCTTTGCGGGTCGTCGCTGCGTTCAAGGTTGGCCGTGGTGGAGAACTTGACGAAGTGCTCCCGGCCGTTGATCACCACAGGTTCGGTGATCGAACAGGACACGGTGTCGTCCTTGCGGAACGGGTTAGAACTTGACATAGGGTGCACGCTCCTTGTACTGCACGTGGCGTCGCGCGATCGACTCCGGCACCAGGCCGGTGTTGAGCGCTTCTTCGAGGACCTTCGCCTTGACGGTGTGTTCGCTGATCTGCTCGAACACGTCTGCGGGCAGTTCCTCCTTCAACCCGATCACGTCGATGACCGGGATTGAGCTGCGCACCACCTGGGCGGTGTGCTTGTTGCCGTCGCGGTCAAGGAAGAACAACTGGTCCTTGATCGTGTGGCGCTTCGCGATCTCGGCTTGCAGCTCCTTACGCCGCGCGTCGAGGTCTTCCATCTCACGTTTGAGCTCGTACAGCTCCGTGAGCGCTTCTTCGGTGTCGAACCCGTCGAACACCTCACCGGTGACGTCTGTCACTGGCTCATCTCCTTCCGTAGCAGATCCCGGGGTGCATCCCCGGGGTCTTTGACCCCTTCGGGCCATTCGACGACCGCCACCTGAGCGGCGCCGAAGTCATAGTTGCGGTGTGAGGCTTTCACCCCTGCCTTGTCGTTGTCGTACGCCATGATCACCCGAACCGGTGACAAGTTCCGGATCAGTTGGGCCTGGGGTGCGTTCACCCCGGCCCCGTAGGTGCCCACGACCAGCGTCCCTTTCGGGATGCCTGCGGTGTGGAACGCCATGACGTCCCCGGCCCCTTCGCACACGATCACCGTGCGGTAGTTGCCTTTCCGATATCCGAACAGTGTCTTCGACACCGACACCCCGGGCGGGTACAGGTATTTGAACGCGTCGGTGTCGACCCGTTCAACGACTCCCCACACTTCCCCGGCCGCGGACAGCAGCGGGTAGGTGGGGTTGCCGGTGGTGGGGTGGGTGCCGCACCGGTAGGCGCGCGCAGTGGCCTCCCCGACCCGGGCCGCCCAGTAGGGCGACGGCCCGGCGATGTCGAACATGTCCAGCCAGCGGGGGTGGAACACGTGCGGTGGTTTGGCGTCGCGCATCACTTCCAACGCCTCTTTGACGGCTTTGGTGTTGTCGCCGCTGCCAACCCGGCCACCAGCCCCACACGCGTAACACACCCACACGCCTTTGAGCACGTTCACGCTCGCCGACGGGTTGGAGTCGCCGTGCACATCGCAGCAGAAAGGCCGCTCGGCGCCCCTTCCGGAGTGCACGGCGGCCATCAGATTCGGATAGTCCTTCTTACCCATCAGGCTTGCACCTTGCCTTTCGCGTCTTCGATACGGTCCTGGGCTTCTTTCACGGTGAGGTCACCGAAGTCTGGGATTTCCGGTAGGAACTTCGCATACCAGTGGTCCCCTGCCGGGCCGTGCCGGTTCGCGCCGAGCGACATCTTCGTCACCGGCGCGTCGTACGGCCTGGACATGATCAGCACCACATCGGCGTCGCGGGCAATCGAGTCCGTCTCCGCGATGTGGATGACGTCAGGGTTCTTGCTGGCCTGACGGTTCAACTGGGCGGCGGTCAGCAGCGCACCACCGGTGGACAGCGTGACCCTGCGCAACTCGCGGCTGATGGATTGCATCACCGCCCAGTCACCGGCGTCTTTCGCCCCGGCGGCGGTGGGTGTCATCAGCCCGATGTAGTCGACGATGACCAGCCTGTCCGCAGCGCAGTACCGGCCAACGGTCGACGGGGTGACCATCGGATGGTCCGACCTGTCGACCAGCAGCAGCGACGCCCCGTACTTGGCCAGCCAGTGCTGCACCGCGTCCCGCCTGTCGTACGGGTCGGCCGGGGTGGTCCACGACCGCAGCATCAACGTGTGGAGACGTTCGGCGGCCTGCACCTTCGTCATCTCCAACGACATGAACACCACGTCGAGGCCGGCTTTCATCGCCTCGATCGCGAACCGCATCAGCATCCACGTCTTGCCTTGTTTCAGCCGGGCCGCGATCACCCAGTAGTCGCCCTGGCCTATCCCATGCGTCAACGCCTGCAACTTCGCGTCGGGCACTGGGATGCGACCCGAGTAGTCCTGTTCGACGAACAGCGACTCGTGACCGATCGGGGTGCCCACCGAGGTGACAGTTTGCGGCACCACATCTATCGCCCCGGCCAACACTTGCGCGGCGGCCAGAGGATCCGAGTCGCCGGCCAGCAGCTCGATGGCGTCGGCGGCGACTTTCAGCAGCTCACGTTTCTGCGCTGCCTTCAACACGTTCCCGGCGGCCCACACCGGGTTCACACCCGGTATCACCTCGAAGCCTGGGAACTGCCGGACCAACAGTTCGACTGGCGGGGTCATGCCGTGCGCGGCACGGTACTGCTCCACCAGGTCGAACGCGCGGGTGTTCGCCACGAACATCGACCTGTCCACGCCGTGCAGTTGCGGTTCCCACACCCCCTGCTCGCAGCAGGACGCCAGGTACACCTGTTCGGGGTCGAGTCCGGCTTCGTCCTCACCGTCTCCGAGGAACACTACGAACCCTTCTCGGCCTCGAACAGTTGTTGCAGCGCCTCCGCGGTGTCCCTGTCGTTGTTGACGACCGCGGACAGCAGCAGCGCCGCGTCGCGCAGGAACTCGACCAGGCCCTCGCGGCTGTGTGTGTGCGGCTCGCCGCACTGCGCGCAGTCCACTTCCATCGGCCGGCCGACACCGTAGTCGTACTCGAGCATCGAGAGCCGCATGTTGATCGCGGTGATGATCACACTGGCGGTCTGCAAGTTCGCGGGGATGTTGTCGTAGTCGAGGATGTCCAGCGCGGCAGCCAGCAACATCTTCGTCTTGATCGACATTGCCTGCTCACCGATGAACGACGTCCACTCGTCGAACGTGTCGTCGTGCATCACAGCACCCCCGGCTCAACGTAGGAGCAGCCGGTCAGGTACGCGATCCCGGCGATCACCAGGTACAACTCGCCGGGGTTGATGTCGGCCAGGGCGAACCGCTGGTTGGCCCACTTGTCCACCACATATCCGGGGTGGAGCAGCTGGTTGCGCGGGTCGTGCATCTCGTACATGGTGCGCCACGGCCAGCGCACCACCACCAGCACATTGTCCGGGCCCATCGTGGCCCGGTTGACCACGTCCACGGTGTAGATCACCGCGGACAGGTTGTGGTCGGCTCTCATCGACACACCACGTGCAGCGGTCCGGCCGTCGGGCCACAGTGACGTGTACTGCTCACCGATGGTGTAGGTGTCCAACGCCACCTGGGCGGCGTCCTTCCAATCTTGCGACAGCATTCACTTATCTCCTTCCGGGAGGGTGTTGCATAGGAAAACCCCGCAGCGGCAGCTACGGGGCGGTATTACAGCAAGGGTAGCGACATGAAGTCATCGAACCACAATCTGACAGGCCGATCACCCATGTCGGGGTTGACGAGCGCGCCGGGGATCCACACCGACCAGCCGGCCGTGGTGAACCCACGCGATCCTCGCACCACCATGACAGGAACATACGGGTCACGTATGTCAACGTCACGCCACCACCTGATCTGGGTGGTGGGTGTGGCGGTTTCGGCGCCGTGCATCGCCCGCACACTGACCAGGTAGCGGTCGGCGACGAGCAGGTCAGCGCCGCGGCCGGACACCCCCAGTTGCAGGACGGGATGCCCGGCAGCGGCGAACGCCGCACGCACCAGTTCCACAGAGGGACCCTGATGCGCCAGCGCACGGCTCATACACGCACCGACGCCTGATGCGATTCGTGCTGAGTCAGCACATCGAACATCGTGGCACCGGCGCAGATGAAACCGCAGGTGCACATGCGCACCAGCATGTCACGGCGCAGGCACGCGTCGATGATGCGCGCCTCGAACGGGTGGATGCGACGGCCGACAACATCCAAGGTTGTCAACCGGTGGTCTTCGAACATCAAGGTCACCTCCTCTCACTGCCACCATAAAGAGAAAGCCCGGACCCCTCAAAGCGGGAATCCGGGCAGCACAAAGTAGTAGTGCGTGATTCGGAGTATATCTCAGGTGATATGGGCCTGTCTACGACAGCAGTTTTCGGCAGTACTTGACAACAACCGGGCAACCACGATTACACTTCGATCGAAGAGAGAGAAAATCCCCCCACACCCCCCCTAACAAGAAGCTGACAGCCCGCGCCGAGCCCCCAAGCGAGGCGCGGTAACAGCAAACACACACTCAGCCTCCACCCCTAACGGGCTCCGGCTGAGCGAACACACAGCCCGGCGACCCACCAAGGGAGCCGGGCACAACACACACCGGCCTCCGCCAACACTCCGGCCGGCGAAGCCCACCAAGGCGTAGCCGGCCGCCAGCCACACAAACACACAGCGACGCAACTAAACAACGCATCCACCCATAACACCACGATTCAACATTCAACTACCCGGTGAGAATACACTCCCCAACATGCAATACCTACACATCGGAGGACCCCTCAACACCCAAACCCTCGAAGCCCCCGGAACACTCACATACACCCCAAACGGCTACCCCCACATACAAAACGCCGACAAACAATACACACTCGTGATCATCGGCGACGAAGAAATCTATGCTCAAGCCACCTGGTGCTACCGCACAACCAAAGCAGCCTGGCAACACCACCGGAAGGAGCACCCACAATGATCAAACTCCAACGCCCACCCGCCAACCCCGACGAACTCTGGCACGTCGTCAACACCCTCTGGGGCGTCGCCATCCCCCGCCACAAAGTCTGCCCAGAACACTCATCACCCTTCGCCGCCTTCGCCGACGCCTACTTCGCCCACGACCCCAACTGGGCACTCTGGTACGGCAGCCGAGGCACCGGCAAGTCCTACATGCTCGCCCTCCTCGGCCTCAACAAAGCAGCCCTCCTCGACGCCAAAGTCACCCTCCTCGGAGGCTCCATGGCCCAATCCATCAACGTCCGCGAACACGTCGACGCCCTCCTCCGAGGCCCCAACTCACCCCGCTACGCCCTCGCCAAACCACCCACCGCCACCGAAGTCCTCTTCTCCCACGGCAACTGGATCCGACCCCTCCCCGCCTCCCAAACCACCGTCCGAGGACCCCACCCCGCACTCACCTGTCTCGACGAAATCGACGAGATGGACTACGACATCTACACCGCCGCCCAAGGCCAAGCCATGCCCACCCGATCCTCCACCGGCGACGTCGTACCCGAAATGCTCGTCGCCTCCTCCACCTGGCAATATCCCTCCGGCTGCATGATCTCCGGGACCCTCGTCACCACGCAGGACGGATCCAAAGCAATCGAAGACATCCACACCGGGGACATGGTGCTGACGCGCAACGGTTATCGCCGTGTCCTCGAAGCACACGTGATGGGGATGCAGCCGGTGATCACCGTCACCATGAACAGCGGGGCAACACTGACATGCACCCCGTGGCACCCCTTCTGGGTGGACGGGTCAGGATGGGTCGAGGCGTCGAAGCTTGTACCGGGCAGCACGCTCGCGCACACAGTGCCGGCATCGCAGCACGTTGTTCTTCCCAACCCTGACCCAGTCGGCGGGGTGGCCGTTGACACACAACTCTCGGCTCTCGGCGTTGATCTTCCTGATCACCGAGGAACGTCTGTTGTTCTCGGCGTACGTGACGACATCAAGATGACGAGGATTGACACAAGCCCGGTTGCGACATGTGTGATCCAGGACGAGGCCTGCAGGGATTTCTCCGACGATCTTCTCGTACACCCAGCGATGCGCATACCAAACGCGTCGGCCACCGTTGAGAGTCCTATCGGTCTTAACGCCGTACCCTTTGTTGTTGAGGTGCAACGGCCATACGACACAGTCGTCGGTGTTGAGGTCGAGGGTCACGTGTTTGAGAGTGATCGTGTTGTCAGCGTCTCCCATGACGAAATCCTAGCCCCGACATATGACCTGACTGTGGAAAGCGAGCCGGAGTACATCGCCAACGGCATCCTGGTGCACAACACGTTCACCAAAGTCATCACCGAAGCCCGCCAGAAGAAACTCCCCATCCACACCTGGTGCTTCAAGGAAGTCCTCAAGACCGAATCGAACCCCACCGGCTGGATGACCGAAGAGTTCATCGAACGCAAACGCCTCTCGGTGCCCGCCGAGATGTTCCGCGTCGAGTACGAGCTCGGCGAGCCCGCAGGTGGCGCCCGGGCGTTCGACCTCACCGCCCTCGAGGACACGTTCGTCCACATGGAACCCCTACGCCACACCGACAAGGGCTCCGATGAGGAGCTGGTGTTCGAGGAGTACCACCGCAAAGGCGTCTACGCGGCCGGGGCCGACTGGGCCAAGGAGAAGGACTTCACGGTCATCACCGTGATCCGGGTCGACTGCGATCCGTGGCGCACCGTGTACGTGCGGAAGATGAACCGCAGGCCGTGGCCGTACATGATCGGGCAGTTCAACGAGATCGTGTCGAGGTACCAGGCCGTGTCCGCGCATGATGCGACGGGGCTGGGGAACGTGGTGCACGACCTGGTGGATGAGCGCACGTCGAAGATCCTGATGGTCGGCAAGGATCGCACGAAGCTGCTGACCGACTACATCACGGCGGTGGAGCGGGGGAAGTACCAGATGCCGCGGAACTCGCCGTTGTACGAGGCGCACCGTTCGGTGACTGTCGATGAGGTGTTCGGTGGCGGGCAGTGGAACTCGCACTTGGCGGATGAGGTGGCGGCGTGTGCGATCGCGCATCGTGCGGCGGCGACGCAGGCCCCGCCGGCGTTCGGGCAGATTGTGCCGCGGGGGAAGCAGCGCGCGAAGTGGATGGAGGAGTTGGATGGCACGTCGCGCGCGTCGAGCGCACAGGTGTTGTCTGAGGTGGGTATTGTGACGGTACAAGAGGAAGTCAGCGATGTCGGAGTGTTCTGGCTTCCGTGACACGTATGGAGGCGTGTGATGGGCAAGAAGAAGAACGATCAGGGCGCGGCGGCCGCGTTGTACGCGGTCGAGGCGAGGTCGATGCTCGAGCATGGCGAGTATGAGGCGGCGGCGTCGACGGCGCTGGTGTCGATTGCGGTGTCGCTGCTGGCGATCGTCGAGAACACCGAGACGTCCTGATGAGTGATCCGGCGGAGCCCTTCGTGCGGGCCGAAGATGGGATGTTGGTGTGCCCGGCGTGTGGTGTGTCGGTGCATACGCATGTGGACGAGGTGCTGGTGCGTAACGCTGCCGGGCATTTCGTGGAGGTGTCGGCGACCGGTGAGGATGACGGTGCGCGGCTGTCCACGTATTCGGGGGCGGCTGGGAAGCCGTATCGGGGGCGTAGGCACACGGTGATGTTGGCGGTGTCGTGTGAGGAGTGCGGCGGCATGTCGTGGTTGTCGTTCGAGCAGCACAAGGGTTCGACGTTGTTGGAGGTGTCGACGTGAGCGACCAGGCGAAGGGCGACCCGTTCGGGGAGAAGTGGGGCAACAAGGTGTACAAGACCTCGACGCATGGCAGTTGGACGAAGGAGTCGTCGGCGAAGCGGGACGAGGAGATCGCGAAGACGGTGCCGAGGCGTAGCGCTGCGGATGTGGAGGACGGGATGGACGCGATGGCGGGACGAGTTGCAGGGTAGGGGGTAGGCTGGGGCTACCCTTTCGGTTGGTTGTTGCGGCAGGCGCTCCGGGTTTTTCTTCTTCTTGGCCCGGGGCGCCTGTTGTCATGTGTGGATGCGGTGCAGGGTGATGACGGTTTCGGGGGTGTCCCCGTAGACCTTGATGGCTGAGAGGTGTGCGACTTGTCCGTCGTCTTTCCAGACTCCGGCTTGGGTGAGGGCGTCGAGTACGGAGCGGCAGAGTTTGTCGACGTCTTTGGTTTTGTCGTGGTAGATGGGTGCGTTGTTCTTCAGTTTCCCGGCGTTGCGTCCGGTGCCGTAGTGGCTGGCGGGTCGGGGCATGCGGAAGATGATGTTGACGCGGATGGGGCCGGTGAGGATGGGGTCGCTGTGCAGGTCGGCGTCTCGGGCGATGGTCATGATGCTGTCGCGGTAGGGGCGGACGGCTTTGCTGGATTCGATCATGCGTCCGCCGCCGACGTGTCGTTTGCTGCCTTGGGGTGCGGGGACGCCGGGGATGGTGATGGTGTGTTTGGTCATGTGACGACCCTCCATTGTCGTGTGGGTGAAGGGTAGCGCGGCTAGTCTGTGCGCCATGAGATTGTCGGAGATCAGTAAAGGTGTGCCGTCGCAGATCGGGAAGTCTCGGATTGTTGTGATGGAGACGGAGCAGGGGCGTCGTGATGCGGCGAAGACGCGTCGTGCGGTGTCTCGTGCTCGGGCTGGTGTGGATGAGCGTCAGCGGAAGGCTGATTTGCGTGTGGGGTTGGGTGGTTTGGGGTTGGCTGCTGCGGGGATGGGGACGTTGGCTGTGGCTTCGCGGCGGCCGTCGTGGGTGGCTGCGCGTGCGGCTCGTCGGAGTGCGGGTAAGCAGGGGAAGGCTGCGGTGGGGGAGTTGGATCGTGCTGCGTTCGGGAAGTCGTTGTCTGAGATTTCGAAGTTGTCGCCGGCGCAGTGGGCGCGTGTGGAGCGTATGGCGGCGACGGGTGGCAAGTTTGAGGGGCGGTCGTCGAGTGTGGCCCAGGCGCGTCGGCGCCAGTCGGTGAAGGCCAGGGCGAAGAAGCTGGTGGAGGCTCGTGATCGTAAGCGGGTAGCTGATTCGGTGAGTCCTCCTGAGTTCTCGGTGAAGCATTTCCCGAAGGCCTCGAGGACTGTTGCGCGGTATGAGGATCGTGTGCGTCGCGGGTTGAAGGCGACGCCGCCGAGTGACCGTCGCCGGGTGGGGATGGTGTACAACCAGTTGTCGCCTGAGCAGATTGCGCGTAATGGTGGCCGGCAGCAGGTGGATCGTGTGCAGTTCCGGGATTGGGACTTGTATCGGCAGGCGGGCAGGTCGTACTGATGTGGTCGCTGGGTGATGTGGCTGAGGTGTTCGGCAAGTCGTTGTTGCCTGGCGGGGTGTGGAAGCCGATGTCGGCTGTGGCTGCTGGTGAGAAGGAGCAGTTGCGGTCGACGTTGTATGCGCGGAAGATGGCGCGGCGTGCGGGGATGAAGGTGGAGTCGGCATGGGCGAAGGACCCGTTCGCGGAGAGGTTCAAGACGCATCCTGATTTCCAGCCGAGTTCGCGGAAGTTGTCGCCGTTGCCCAGGCCGTTCATGCGGGGTGTGCGGCAGTCGTTGGGGGCGAAGCAGGCGGCGAAGGTGTATCGGGAGGGGACGACGTATCCGGCGGGGTTTTGGGCGCCTGATGCTGCGGTGGCTCCTACGCGTGGCGGGTTGCGGATGGGGTTGTCTGAGCCGTTTGCGGGTGGGAAGCCTGCGATGAGGCATTTGGGTCGGCATGAGTCGGCGCATTATGCGACGCGCCGTCAGGTGCGTCGGGGGCGTTCTCGGAGTCCGTTCAAGTTGGCGCAGATTGCTGATCGGGGTGGTGCGCGGTTGGCGCGCGAGGAGGGCCGTGCGGATGGTGAGGCGTTGCGGTTGGGTCGGCGTGTGGGTGATGAGTTCCCGAAGCGGAGGAGTGCGTATGCCAGCCGTGGGGCGTGGGGGTCTGATGAGGAGTTTTCGGAGTACAAGCGTGTGCGTGATGCGGCGATGGGTGGTCGGTGATGTGGTCGTTGGGTGATGTGGCCGAGTACTGGTCGGTGGAGTCGCAGGTGTTCGGCAAGTCGAAGAACAAGTGGGCGCAGCTGGCGGCGTTGGATGAGTCTGCGTGGAAGGGGAAGTACCGGCTGGCGTGGCCGAAGCGTTCGACTGGGCAGAAGTATGCGGCGCAGCGGTTGCAGGGCCGGGTGTCTGGTCGGCAGTTGAGTCGTGATTTGGCGGCGGGTGCTCCTGGTGTGGGTCCTCGGTTTGTGGTTCGGCGTGTGAAGCAGATTCGGTTGAATGAGACGGGGCCGGCGAAGTCGACGTTGACGCGGGCGAGGCGTAAGAGGCGTTGAGCCTCTAGCATGTGGGGCATGACTGTGAGCCTTGCGGACCTGGCGGACGGGTACTCGGAGATCGAGAAGGGCCCCATCACGTGGGGCAAGTTGAAGTTTGCGCAGCGTGCGATGCGCCGTGGGAAGGTTCCTGGGGTGTATGGGGTGGGCCAGGCGGAGGCTGCCGAGGATGCGTTCAAGCAGGCTCGTAAGCAGCAGGCGAAGGCGTCGTTGGATGCCCGGTTGAAGCGTGCTGAGGTGAGCGAGAAGGTGGCTGCTCAGATGGAGCGGTTTGGTGATGAGGGGGCTGCGGGTGTGGTGCGCCGGCGGAAGCTTGTTGCTGGTGGTGTTGCTGGTGGTGCTGCGGTGGCGGCTGGTGGCGGGTATGGCGGGTATGAGGCGTGGGATTCTCGGCGGAAGCAGCCTGTGAAAAAGGGCCTGCTGAACAGGCCGGCGAAGATGTTGAGGAAGCAGACGAAGGTTGAGCAGCCGTTCACGCGTAAGCAGCGTGCGGACAAGCTGGTGCAGATGTGGGCGCGCGAGGCGGAGACGGTGGGGTACAAGCGGCGCCCGCCTGTGCCTGGGTTGCCGTACAACAGCAATCTTGGGCGGTTGTCTGAGGAGCGCGCGTTTGCGCAGCGGCCGCGTCCGTCGGGGCCGGTGGCGAAGTCGTTCGACGACGAGTATGTGTCGAAGGTGTCGTTGAAGCCGATGTTGTCGGCGGGTAAGGCGGCGGCGAAGAAGATCGGCGGCGGGGCGAAGGCCGGGTGGCAGTCGGGTGCGCCGTCGCAGCCGTTCAAGGAGATGAACTCGCCGGTGGGTGCGGGTAAGGCGTTCGGGTCGCAGGTGGGGTCTGCGGTGAAGGGCGGCTGGAATGCGATGTCGACGCCGCAGAAGTATGCGGGGTTGGCGGTGGCGGGTACCGGGGTGACTGCTGGTGCGGGTGGTTATGCGGCGGGCCGGGTGCGGAAGGCTGATGAGGCCCGTCGCGGGTTCACGTCGAATACGGCGATTGGTGGGTCGTTGGCGGCTGGTGGTCTGATGGGTGTGGCGATGGCGCCGCGTGATTTTCGTGCTGCGCGGGTGAGTCGCGAGGGCGCGAAGGTGTTGTTGAACACGGAGGCTAGTGAGCGGGAGCGTGCGGCGCGTCGGTTCCGGACGCCGCGTGGCCGGCGGAAGATCGAGGGTGTGGCGGACAAGCTGCACTCGCAGGCGTTGAAGCATTCGAAGAAGGCGCGGAGCAAGCGGGCTGCGGGTGTTGCGGGTGTGGGGTTGGGGGCGTTGACGGTGGCGCAGGGCGGCCAGTTGATCTATCGGGATCGGAAGGCGCGTCGTCAGGCGACGGAGTAGCGGCGGTTGCGTTGGTCTGGTCGTAGGCCGGCGTAGATGCCCCAGCTGTACATGGCGGGTGGTTCGATGTGTCTGATGTAGATGGCGCATTCGGCGAGGACTGGGCATGTTCGGCATATCTCTTGGGCTTGCCTGTTCTTGGCTGATCGCCAGGCGCGGGGGCCTCGTATGGTGGCGGTGTCTGTCCACCATTCGCTGGGGTGTTCTGTGCAGGCGGCGTCGTCCATCCATTCGACGTCGGTAGCCAGGATTCTTCTCATGGGCGCCTCATGCGACACATGATGTCACCGTGTCGCTGCGTTTCGCGGTAACCGGGCACAGTATTGTGACGGTATGGCAAAGGTTGATGTTTCTCGTAACGGGTCTGACAGTTTTCGGATGATCAAGGGTGAGCCGCCGCAGGCGCGTCGCCGGGGTGAGCGCTGGTGGCAGGTCGCGGAGGCCTGCCAGGAGTCTCCTGGGGTGTGGGCGGAGGTTCCGGATTGCGCCCCGGGGGTGTTGCACGCGATCCGGGCGAAGCGCTACCAGGCGTTCCGGGAGGGTGACTGGGAGGTCAAGGAGCGCCCGGAGGGTGAGACGGGACGTATGACGATCTACGTGCGGTTCGTCGGCGATGATCAGTGAGGAGTCGACGGTTGGCGAGGTCCGCGAGTGGCTGCGTGAGCAGATGCTCGACGGGACCCGCTGCCCGTGCTGCCACCGGAAGGTGAAGGTGTACCGCCGCAAGTTGCACCGCACGATCGCCAGGGCGCTGATCCACATGTACTGGAATCGGGGCGCCGATGGTCTGTTCGACATCACCACCCACTTGTTGACGCACAACGGGGACACGGCGAAGTTGCGGTACTGGGGGCTCATCTCGCCGGGTCCGGAGGAGGGCGTGTGGGCGTTGACGGAGAAGGGTGAGCTGTTCGTGCGCGGTCTGGTCAGGGTTCCGTCGCACGCTGAGACGTACAACGGTGTGCTGCTCGAGGTGAACGGTGACGAGATTTCGATTCGTGACGCGTTGGGGGCGAGGTTCGACTACGACGAGTTGATGGCTACGCGTGGCACAATCGCACCTGACCTGGGTGATGGCGATGAGTGAGGACCCACACGGCCACTGCGGCGGGTACTACCAGGCGGGACATTCCTGCGGCGAAGTCGACGACCTGATCGACCGCGCCGAGAGCGCCGAGGCCACCCTCGACCAGGTGCGGCGCTACCTGGACAACGCCGGGTTCCCCGACGACACCGAGGTCCGCTACGCCCAAGGCTGCAACGACGTGCTGAACGACGTGCGCCGCATCCTCGACGGCGGTGACGCATGAGCGTGTGGCGGGGGACGTACAACCAGGAAGAGCACGAACCGTTGTTCGAGTTCGAGTTCGGAAAGGCCCACTGCAACCGTTGCGGTGCCGAGTGCAGTCAAGAGCGCCAATGCCGCTGCTGCATGGATTCCACAATTGAGGCGTTGCGGGCACAGGTGCAGGCGGTGCGGGAGTTCTGCGCCGCAACCAACCCCATTCGGGGCGAACTGCACATGGCTGCCCTACATGGGTGGGACACCGCTATGGAGATGGTGCTGCAACTCCTCGAAAGCGGCGAGATCAAGGGGTTTGCGTTCCGCATCGCCAACCTGGAAGGACGAGTCGATGACTGAGACGAAGCAATGGATGGGGCTGCACAATCACGACCGGCACTTCTACTCCCCCGGCTACGGCGACCGATGCGGGAAGTGCTGGTATTGCAGCCCTGAAACGCCCTGCTACTGCTGCCTGCAAGCCGAGGTCGAGGCGCTGCGGGCGCAGGTGCAGCGGGTGCGGGAAGAAGTCAATGGCGACCAACCGATTCCACGCGCCAGTGATGATCTGGACAACGTAGCCGCCTACTGCGCCGGATACGTCGATGCCCTCCGCCGTGTGCGCCGCGCTATCACTGGACGGTGACGCATGAGTGAGTGGCGGGGGCTGCACAACCCCGAACGGCACGAACCACACGGCGGGATCGCTGACTGCATCATCGAAACCGCTAACCCTGTCATGGCCCGCTGGTGTACCCGCGACCACCCATGCCGCTGCTGCATGGACGAGGAAGCACGAGTGCTTCGATCCGCGCTGTCGGGACTGGGGCAGAGAGTGTTCGACGCCGAGAACACTCTCGCCAACGTGCGCGACTGGGCGGACCGCACCGGCCACTACGTGCCCGGCCAGATCACCGACTGGCAGCGGGGTTTCCTGACCGCCCGCCGCGAGGTGCGGCAACTGCTGGACGGCACCGATGAGTGAGCGCAGACCGCATTGGGACGACGAGTTGATCTTCGCGGTCATGTCAGCCGCAGGCGACGGGGGGCACCTATTCATAGATGACATCCACGCCGTCATCGCCGCCGTCGAGGACTGGCAGGACCGGCACACCCCGTCACCGGAATCGGAAGGGAACCGCAAATGACGCCACAGCAACTACTGGCTAGCGCCAATGTCTTCGCAGGGGTCACTCTGGTCCTGCAAAGCGACGCCTTCTGGGTTGAGTCACTTGGGGTGCTGCTGACTGCCGCGTCGGCGGCATACATCGGATGGGCAGGTGCGTCCGAATGATCTGCGCCCCCGACAGCACGCACCGCCCCTGCGACTGTGGCGCCGACTCGCCTAACTGTGAGGTCTGCGACGAACAATGGCCCTGCGCCGCGTCCGCTGAGGCCGCTATCGCACGGGTGCGGGAGAAGCCGTATCTCAATGCGCGACCACACGGGCAGCCTGAACCGTGGCGCGAAGGCTACAACCAAGCACTCCGCGAGGTACTCCGCGCCCTGGATGGGGACAACGATGCGTGAGCACATGTCCTGCAACGACCTCGCCGTATCCGAAGGCGGGTGTGCGGGGGAAAACTGTCGCCTTCCGGTGTGCGTTGTGTGCGGGCGTGACTGGCCGTGCCCGGTACAGCGGGTGCTGTCGTGAGTGAGCAGGGCGCGACGGGCGCCGTTCGGGGATAATCTGGCCCCATGCCGAACACTCCACGGTCCGGATTCCAGGACATGCCGTCATCAGTTACCACGGGTGTGTCTGATGACCAGGCCGGTGAGGTCCAGGTCGCCGATGAGCTGAACGCGATGGTGCCGCCGTGGCAGGAGTTCGGTGCGACGGGTTTGAAGCGGTCGGCCGGCTGGGTCGATGAGGAGTTCTTGCCGCAGTTGCGGGGCCGTAAGGCCGTGCAGGTGTTCAAGGAGATGTCGGAGAATGACCCGCTGGTGGGGGCGTTGCTGTTCAGCATCCGGATGTTGCTGCGGAATGTGAAGTGGACGGTGAAGCCTGGGGGTAAGGGCCGGGCGGATTCGAAGGCGGCGCATCTGCTCGAGACGAGCATGGACGACATGGAGCACACCTGGGATGAGTTCATCACCGAGGTGTTGACGATGTTGGTGTTCGGCTGGTCGTGGCATGAGGTGGTGTACAAGCGTCGGGGCGGGGTGTATGCGGCGGACCGCCGGATGCGTTCGAAGTACTCGGACGGGATGATCGCGTGGCGCAAGTTGCCGATTCGTGCGCAGGAGACGTTGTTCAAGTGGGTGTTCGACGAGCACGGCGAGGTTCGTGCGATGGTGCAGATCCCGCCGCCGGCGTACAAGCAGGTGACGATCCCGTATGACAGGTCGTTGCTGTTCCGCTTCCAGCATTTCAAGGGCAACCCAGAGGGTGTCTCGCTGCTGCGTAACGCGTACCGGCCGTGGTACATGAAGAAGCGCATCGAGGAGTTTGAGGCTGTCGGTGTGGAGCGTGACTTGGCGGGTTTGCCGATGGTGAAGGTGCCTGCGGAGTGGTTGCGGGCGGCGCCGGGGTCGCAGCAGGCGAAGGCCGTCGAGGGTTTCAAGAAGATGGTGCGGTCGATCCGGCGTGATGAGCAGGAGGGCCTGGTCTTCCCGATCCAGTACGACCAGGACACCAAGCAGCCGCTGTTCGACTTCCAGCTGCTGGGGTCTGGTGGTGGCCGGCAGTTCCAGACGGACAACATCATCCAGCGGTATGAGCAGCGGATCCTGATGACGGTGTTGGCGGACTTCATCATGGTGGGTCATCAGTCCACGGGTTCGTATTCGATGCATGTGGACAAGACGGGTATCTTCCGGACGGCGTTGAACTCGATCTGCGAGTCGATCGCGCAGGTGTTGAACCGTCAGGCGATCCCCCGGTTGATCCGTTTGAACGGGTTCACGGTGGAGGAGATGCCGACGATCGAGCCGATGGATGTGGACGCGCCTGACTTGGCGCAGTTGTCGTCGTTCATGCAGTCGATGTCGTCGATGGGCATGAAGTGGTTCCCGGATCCGGAGATGGAGAAGTTCGCCCGTGCGGTGGCGCGTCTGCCGGAGATGAGCAAGAAGGACGAGGACGTGGAGACCGTCAGGTCGGAGCGTTCGGTGGCTGCGGAGTTCTTGGCGTCGCAGGCGGAGTTCTTGCAGGCGAAGCAGGCGGTGGAGCAGTTGGAGAATCCGATGGCGATGCCGGGTGCGCCTGGTGCTGCGGCGCCTGGGCAGGAGCAGCAGAAGACTGCTCCGCAGGGTGCTCCGCAGTCGATCCCGGGACAAGGTGGTGTGTGATGGCTCGTCAGACGTTGCAGGAACGCTGGGACAAGCTGGACCGTGACAAGGCGCAGCGCCGGTTGGCGCTTGGCGCGGGTGCTGCTGCGGTGACGGCTGCCGGGCTACGCGCAACCCCGTTGGGTGCGCGCGGGTTGCACCGGGCGTTGAAGCCGTGGACGCCGAAGACGCCGAAGGCCAAGCAGTTCAAGCAGAAGGTGTACGACGTCGGCCACGGGAAGATGTCGGCGAAGTTGGAGCGGTCGGCGAACACCACGGGCATCGTGTCGGGTCTGGTGGGGGCGGGGTCGTCGTTCAAGTGGGGGTCGTCGTTGAAGCGGGATATCGCCGATCAGGAGGAGTCGCTGGGTAGGCGTAAGCCGTCGGTGGATCTGGCGAAGGCGATGTGGCGTGAGGATGAGCGGTGGAAGGAGCATGTGTCGCCGGGGGCGATGCGCTGGTATGCCACGACTGACCAGCAGCGGCGCCGGAATCGGGATGCGGCGGTGAGGTGGGGTGCTGGTGCTGCGGCTACGGGCGCGGCTGCGGGGGCCGGGGTGAAGTTGCGGTCGCCGAGTTTGGCGGTGGCTGGGGCGGTGCCGACGGCGTACATGGCGGTGCAGTCTGGGCGTCGGGCGTCGTATGCGCGCGGGTGGAAGAAGGAGGGCCGGATGGTGTCGCGTCGTGGTGAGGCGCGGGCCAGGGGCATTTCGGATGATGTGCCGGCGAAGGAGTTGCCGGAGATGGTGGGTAAGGCGTTCGGTGGCAAGGTGTTGCGGCCTGTGAAGGCGTACCGTTTCAATCCGCAGCGTGCAGGGTCGATGGCGCGGCGCGGCCCGCGTGTGGTGTATCGGAGAGGGACTGTCTGATGAGCGTTGAGCGTCTGCTGAAGGCATTGGACCAGGTGGAGCCTGGTACGGGTGATGTGTGGCTGGCGGAGGCGCTGTGGGATGAGTTCTACCCGCAGTACATCGAGGCCCGCGATGCGCTGGTGGCTAAGGCGTTGGATCCGCTGGTGGTGGATCATGTGCGCAAGGCGGCGTTGCGTTCGTATGTGGACGCGGTGCGGGCAGGTGAAAACCCGTCTGGTGTGGTGGGTGTGATGCTGGACGACTTCGCGCAGATGGTGGATGTGGCGAAGGCCGGTCAGGACCAGATTCAGCGTGACGGCTGGGTGCAGTACGTGAACCGTGATGAGCGTGGCCGGTTCTCGAGGCGTGCGGTGGCGGGGCGTCGGACTCCGTTGGCGACGGTGTACAACCGGGATCGGGAGAAGCTTCCGACGGCGGTGAAGCAGTCGGGGTGGACCAAGGGCGACGGACAGGACTTCAAGGATCAGGGTGTTACCGAGGGTCAGAAGAAGCAGGTCGAAGAGTACCTTGCGGACTGGATGCAGACCCGTAACCTGCGTGCGGAGCTGTTGAAGCGTCTGGACAAGCACACTCGCGACAACTCGACGATGATCATTCACTTCAAGGACCGGGACACCCCCGACCAGCGGGTGCCCGACTGGGCGAAGGAGTCGGGGCTGCGCAACATTGAGCATGGCCTGTACGACGGGCGTATCGACTCTTACGAGGTGGTGCCGGACAACGATCTTGACGGGGCGGACCTGGATCGGGTGGCGCGCAGCCTGGACGCGGCGAGCAAGATGGATCTGCTGGGTGCGCAGAACGTGACGGCCGAGCAGATGAACACGATCATGAACATCCTCGAGCCTGGGTCGACTGAGGCGACGCGGATGTCGCGGATGACGGGGATCTTGCGTGGCGCGTCAGAGCTGGCGTCGGGTGTGGGGATGAAGGACACCGGGTCGATGTTGCGGCGTGCGGCGGTGGCCACGGAGGCCGGAGAGTCGCTGCGGCCGGCGTTGACGCGGGCGGCGTACCGGTATCGGGGCACGGAGAAGCCCCGCCCGGATCGGGAGTTCGTGGATGCGGCGTCGTTCCTGGTGTCCGGTGCTGACGACAAGCGGGCTATGGGCGTGTTGACGGCGCCGGAGCAGCGTGCGAAGCCGCTGCCTGGCGACATTGTGCGCGAGGCGATCGCGGAGGTTGACCGTCCGGTGCAGGCCCCTCGGGGCGGGCAGGGCCGCACTACGGAGTTGATGCCGCGGATCGGTCAGCGGTTGAAGATGTGGCAGGGCGACCCGCAGGGCCGCCAGCCGACGACGGACCAGATTCGTCTTGGTGTGCAGCGTGACCGTGTGGCGGAGGAGTTCGTGCGCCGTCAGACGCGCATGTTCGCCCGGCGGACGAAGGAGTCGACGCCGGCGGACGGGTCGATCAACACCGGGATCAAGCCGTTGCGGAATCTGATCCAGGAGATCGCGAACGGGATCGGTAAGGATCTTCCCAGTGAGGGTGTGGTGATCGACGCGAACGGCCGGGTGGTGTCGCAGGCCGTGGGTGTTGGCGGTGATCACTACAACCCGTTCGGATTGAAGGCACGTAAGGCGATGTCGGGTGGGCAGTATGTGCGGACTCGCCAGTTGGGCGGTATGACCACCGACGACATTCGGACGTTGTTGACGACGAACGCACGGGCTGGTGCGGTGGTGTCGGCGTCTGGGGTGTTCGAGTTGGAGTTCGACCCGTCGTTCCGCAACCAGAAGCGCATGTCGGAGCGTGCGCTGGGGATGGTGGACACCTACGAGCGGATTCTGGACCAGTTGGCGGCGGAGGGGATCTACGCGCGCGACCTGGATCCGGACAAGAAGGCGGAGTTGCGCCAGCAGGCGAAGATTCGCACGGCCCGCACGGGCGGTGACGCGAAGGCCGAGAAGAAGTTGTACGAGGAGCTTGAGGCGCAGGCCCGCCAGGATGCGATGACGGTCAGCGCGGACGAGCGGAAGACGATCCGCGCGGATGTGGAGAAGATCGAGGGCCTGACGCCGCGTGGGGTGGCTGACGAGGTGCAGCGGCGGGTGGGGGAGAAGGAGAAGGAGAAGGTTCGGCTGCTGTCGTTGAACTCCGAAGGGTACGAGGTGGCGTTGCGCACGTTGCAGTCGTACTACCCGTACTTCATCCGTGAGGTGTCTCGGCGTGGTGTGGGCGACTTCATGGACGCGTCTCCGGCGATGGGTGAGGCGAAGCTGGCGCACAATCTGGCGCGAGCGGAGAAGGCTGGCGACAAGCAGTATGTGCTGCCGGGCGCGGTGCGTTCGGGGAACACCATGCAGGCCGGTGCTGGGCTGCCGGAGCCGAAGAAGAAGGTGTGGGATCCGCTGAAGATCGGTGAGGAGGCGCAAGCCGCGCAAGCCGCGCAGCGTAACGCCGAGCAGCCTGCTTCTGGTGGTGGTGAGCGGCCTGCTGCCGGCGGTGGCCGGGAGGTTGCTGTCGAGGCGCCTGAGCAGCCTGCTGCGCAGAACACGGCGGAGATTCCGTTCGCGATGAAAGCGGTGCAGGACAAGGCCAGGAACAACGCGGACCGGTTGTATCGGGAGATGGTTGGTGCGATTGCCCGCCAGGATGGTGAGACCGGAGACCAGGTGGCCGATGAGTTCGACGCGGCACTTGCTGAATGGCAGAACGCGCACATCAACGACGACTTGGACGAGACGTACAAGAATAAGGCGTTCAAGGGGCAGACGGATGAGGCTGGCGACGCGGAGATGCGCCGGTTGCTGGATCTGCCGGTGCCCAATCAGGGGCCGCGTGTGCTCAATGAGTTGGCGAACTGGCTCAGCGGTAAGCCTGAGCGGTACGACAGCATGCTCGCCATGATCGCGAATGGTGGCGTGTTTGAGCGTGGCGGTGAGGCGAGCGACGACTTGATGGGCGCGGTGGATGTGGCGATGGCCATGTCGATCGCGAAGTTGCCGTGGCGCGCCTTCGACGAGAAGTTCAACGGCCGGCCAGCAGCGATCCCGGAGCTGCGCGATGCGACGTCGGACGCCGAACTGTACGCGGGTGTGAAGTCCGCGGTGGATACGGCGTTGCAGGGGCAGTACGCGTACCCGGGTGCGATGGATTCGGATGAACTTGCGAAGCCCAGCAAGGATATTGAGGAGATCAGGACCCGGCTGGCGACGCTGAAGAACGTTCGCGACAATCTGGCGGGTTTCCAGGAGATCAACGACTTCTTGTCGACAGCCACAGCGAACGGTACGAGCCTGATTGGTGCACCGGCGGATGTGGTGGCAGAAGCGCTCGGGCGGCAGAACACCGACAAGGTGAACTCGTGGGCGCTGGTACGTACTGGTGATGCGGGTGTGCTGGCCGCTGTTGGCGATGGGCGCGCGGAGAAGCTGCGCGCTGCTGCCAGTGTGGACGCGAGCGCAGCGGCGGAGCGAAAAGCGAACGCGGATTCTTACCATTCGGCACTGTTTGCGGCGTTGTCGTTGGACGCTGCGGAGTTGGCGGCGAACGGTTTGACGGAGATGGGAGGTGATGTGGTCCCAAAAGCACTGGCGGCCCGCAGCCTTCCGCCGCAGGCCCAGGGGACGGACGAGGAACGGCTGGCGGCAGCGAAGTTCTTGGTGAACCGGATCGTGTTCGAGAAGGCCCAGGGGTCGCAGCGGTCCCGACGGGGCGTACCGGTGGCGCGGGGGAGCCGGTGGGAGCGACTGGTCAAGGCGGATCTGGCGCGCGGGGTGCCGCCGCAGGTCGCCGTATTGAGGAGAACCCGCAACTCGAAGAGGTGAGGCAAGAACTCGACAAGATGGTGGGCTTGGATCGGGTGAAGCAGGAGTTCAACAACCTGATCAGTGAGGCGAAGTACGCAGAAGCGGCGCACGAGTATAACTTCGACATTCCGGAGAACGAGCAGAACCGCACGATGCATCTAGTGTTCACGGGCCCGCCTGGAACGGGTAAGACGTCGGCTGGGCGCCTGTTGGCGAAGGCATATCACGCGATCGGGCTGGTGAAGAAACCAGACTTGTTGGAGATTTCGGGCCGCGACCTGGTGAATCCGTATGAGGGTGGCACAGCTACGCAGGTCAAGGAGATCTTCGACCAGGCCCGCGGTGGTGTGTTGTTCGTCGACGAGGCGTACTCGATGGTGAACGGCCCGCAGGACACGCCAGGGTTGGAGGCGTTGAACCAGTTCTTGAAGTTGGCGGAGGACCGGCGTGACGACACGGTGGTGATTCTTGCCGGCTACGGTGACGAACCGGGCAGCGAGGATGTGGTGAAGTACCTGTCGCAGTTCAACTCGGGTATGACGTCACGGTTCCCGCGGAGGATCCCGTTTGACTCGTACAACGCGCAGGAGCTTAACCAGATCGGGTTGCGGGCGGTGAACAGCAGCAGCTACAAGTTGTCTGACGACAATGCGAAGCGCGCGTTCAAGAAGGCGACGAAGATCGCCGGCGGGAATCCTGAGAACCCTTTGAACGCGCGCGGGGTGCGGTCGCTCGTCGAGGCGATTGTGGGTGCGCATCAGGCCAGGCTGTTTTCAACGTCGAAGAAGCCTGCCCGCGACGAGATGTTCAAGTTGACTGCCGAGGATGTGCAGGCAGGTTTGGATAGGTTGGCGGTGTGACTCGACGGTGGTGGTCTGATGCGGATGCTGCACGTGATCTTCTCGGTCGCGTGTCCTCTGACGATGGCGTGTCTGGGGCGGGGGCGGCACTGCTCGGTCTGCACGCGTTGGGCGCGCAAGCGCTGTCGGGGTTGGCTGGTAGCACGGCGGTGTCGGTCGACGAGGTTCGGTCTGCTCTTGCCGGGGTTGACCACAGCAGCGCTGCTGACGCTTGGCAGGTGACTGCGGGTAGTGATCTGGACGGTGTGAAGGCCGCTGCGGACGCGGGCGCGTTGGAGATCGTCGACACGTTGACGTCGGCGGGTGTGCCGTGGCCGTTGGCGCTGCAACGCGCCTCGGAAGGGTACGGCCTGCCGCCTGGCGAGGCTGCGGTGTACGCGTCCAAGGTGGCCGCGCCGATCCTTCCACCGCCGGTGGTTGCTGACGTTGCCGATGTGGCGTTGGGCTCCTGGGCGGCGTCAACGTCGGCGCAGGTGTCTGAACCGGTGTCTAAGGCGGAGGAGGACTGGATTGAGGTGCGCGTGGGTGGGCGCCGGCTACGACGTCGTGTGTTGCGCGACGAGGAGGGCCAGTTCGCCAGACAGGGTGAGGGCGAAGGTGGCCAGCAGAAACGCGAGGCTCGCGTGTTCGACGGGTCGAAGTTGCCGATGGCGGAGTACAAGCAGTTGAGCCAAGCGGAGAAGGACGCGTACATGAAGGCTCGCCGGGAGGTGGCGCAGCAGCGTAAGCGCCGCAAGGAGCGCAGGGTGGCGCGCGAGCAGGCCGAGGCGAAGCAGTTCGAAGCGAACCGTGAAGTGATGCGCCGCCAGGTGCAGGAGCAGCGCCAGGCGCAGATCGAGGCGCTGCGCGCGCCTGCCACGCAGGTGAAGGTCAACACGGATCGGCTCAAAGACGCGCAGGAGCAGCGCAAGCAGCGGATTCGCGAACGTGCGAAGAAGATCAAGCAGCAGAAGGGGCCGCTGGCCCGCAAGTATCTGGACGATCTTGCTGCGCGCCGGAAGACGCTGAAGTCGCAGGACTTCGACACGGTGGACGTCGACCAGTCTGCGCTGCTGGTGGACGCGCTGGCTGCTGTGTGGCCGGCCGGATACCCGCAAGACAAGGCGATGCCTGGCGGCCCGAAGGCCCGCGAGTGGTTGATGACTGAGTTGGCGCATACGTCTTTCGAACAGTTGGGCATGCTCGAATCGGATGCGAAGACACTGCCGGATGAACCTCACCATTACGTGCAGCGGTGGAGCAACGCCGGCGACGATTCTGTTGCGGTCCCGGTACTGACCACAACCGTCTACGGCGTTCAAATGTTGCAGCGCGCCCGTAACCACGATGAGATTCCAGCGTTCGCGTTCTACGGAGCGAACGCAGGGTGGAAGCACAGGGACTACGAGGGGATCAAGACCAACGAGTTCGACGTGCCGCCGCCGGAGAATCCGGGCATGGAGCGGCCACTGTTCAGGTTCCGCGTTGTGCCGCCTGATGCACCACTTGTGACTGGCGATGTGGAAGGCCAGTTGCTGTTCAACATTCCGTTGAACTCGATCGTGTCAGCGTCGAGGCAGAAAGGCCAGGGCCATGACGTTAGAGACACCAACCCGCTACTGAACGCATCACTGGTCATGACCGATGACACACGCGCATGGCTGGAATCAGCGCAGAAGTTGTATCTGGGGCTGGCCGATATTGAGATGCCAGTCGTCGGTCTTGCCGATTCGCAGATGACTCAAACCGCGTTGGATCTGCTGTCGTTCGACGGCGGGATGCACTTCGTGACTGAGATCGCGGAGGTGTTCAACAGTCCGTCGTTCAGCGAAACTCTGCTGGCCCAGACCGCCAAGATCGACGGTGAAACATTCACATACCCGCAGACCGCGGCCGAGGCCAGCGCGATGTGGGACAAGGTGCAAGCGAAGTACGGCGATCAGGGTCGAACGGTTGTGATGGATGTGCTGCGCAAGTACAAGTCTGCGATGCTTCTCAACACGTTCATGCAGATCGAGGACGACGACCCGGCGAAGGCGTATGAGATGGCCAACTATGTGTCCAGCCACCCGGGGCTCATGCCGAGCCTGTTCGACTATGGCGCGCCGGAAGGGGCGCATGTCGGGTGGGATGAAGACCGCCCAGACAAGCTGTACGCCGCGATCGAGCTGGTACAGAAGTTCGCGAATGAAGTGGGAACGACAGGAAGCCCGCAAGAGTACGCGTGGAACACGCTGCGGACGGTCGACTATAAGAACGACCGGACGGACGGTTTGGCGGCTATGACAACCGACCGCGAAGGGGTTTCCCGCGAAACACTGCACGATCTTGCAGTGCGGATGACCGACACGTACGGCGATACTAAGGACGGCAGAGAGTTCACGCGCGATCTGATCGACGTTGTGCTCGGTGCGGACAGAAAGGGTTGACGATGGATGAGGCAGGCCGCTTGTGGGTGTCAGACCCAGTGTTCCGCGGCATGGCCCAGGCGTTGGGTGTGTCGTCGGCCGACGAGGTGACCGGGGTGCTGTCCGGCGAGGCGATCGTCAAGTCGTCACCTGACGCCGCGGACGTGCATGTGGCCGCGAACCTGGTGAACGGCCGGCGTAAGCGCCGCAGCCTGGTGCCGATCCGCAAGCGTGCTCTGCTTCCGATCGGCCTGGGCGCTGCGGGAGCGTACGGAGTGGCGACGACGTACACCCCGGACACCCAGTACAAGACGCTGAAGCGGTTCAACGCGACGATCGCGCCGGGGATGGCCCGCAAGCAGTGGGAGTTCAACCAGAACCGGCTGGCCGCGAAGGAGAAGAAGGCCCGCAAGGGCACCTACGCCGAGGACCGCTATGTGCCACCGCCGCCGAAGGTGCCGGTGGAGAAGTCGGTGGAGTGGGAGGGGACGTTCACGAAGTTCGACTCCGACAAGCGGCAGGTGTTCGGGTGGGCGTCGATCGTGAGCGTGAACGGCCGACCTGTGGTGGACACTCAGGGCGATCTGATCGACGCCGACGAGATGGAGAAGTCGGCGTACGAGTACGTGATCAAGTCCCGTAAGGGCGGGGATCAGCACAAGCGCACCGACGAGGGTGAGGCGTTCCACGCTTCCGACATGATCGAGTCGTTCGTCGTCACCCCGGAGAAGAAAGAGCGTCTTGGTCTGCCGGATGACATGCCGATCGGCTGGTGGGTCGGGTTCAAGGTGAACAACGACGACACCTGGCGGAAGGTGAAGAACGGCGAGGTGACCGGGTTCTCGATCCATGGTCGAGGTAAGCGCGAGCCTGTCTCAGGTGTGTTCGATCCAGTAGAAACGAGTGTGTCGTGAGCGAGTTGGCGGATTTGGCGGAGAGCCTGTACCCGGTGTCGAAAGCATCACGGGACGACAGCAGACGCCGGAAGAACATCGCGGTGGGCGCTGGCGGCGGGTCGATCGCGCTGGGGCTTGCCGGTGGTGGCATTCCGGGGATGCACGCGGATCGGATCGCGGTGGACATGGAACGCGCGAAGGGCGTCAAGCAGAAGGTGAGGACCGGCGGGCGGGTGTTCCGCGCCGGTATCTTCGGTGGCCGGCACAATGCCCACGACACGGCGATGAAGTTCACTGACGAGATGAACCCGAACTCGCATGCGGGCCGCGGGAAGTACAAGCTGTTCCGCCGTGCGGGCGTGCAGGGTGTGCGCGGTGCGGAGAAGCAGGTGCTGGGGCATCTGCGGATCGGTCAGCACGGCAGCAACGCACTGCTGATCGGTGGCGCGGGTGCGGTGGCCTACGGGGCGACCAGGCGGAACAAGAAGGTCGAGAAGGCCGATCGGCGCGATGTGCGCGAAGCGGTGGGCGGTCTCGGTGCGGGCACGGCGGTCGGCTCGCTCGGGATCGGCACGGTGCTGAACCGGCAAGGGAAGAAGTGGCTCAGCGAAGCGGAACGCGACTACGCCGAGGCGCAGCACCTGACGCCACGGATGGGCGGGTCGAAGACCACCCACACCAAGTTGGGCAGCCCAAAGACGGTGCGGGCAGAGATGAAGTTGAAGGACGTCACACCGCGGATGCTGCGCGGGGTGTCGCGGGCGGACGCGGCGCGTGCCGGTGCGCTGCGCGGACGTGCAGGGCAGGCCGCGTACTTCGGCCGCCAGTACAAGCTGAACGCGAACGCGTTGCGCCGCTACGTCGCCCCGGCTGGTGTGGCAGCGGCAGCGTGGGGTTTGAGCGACCGGGGCCGGAAGAAGAAGCGGTCGAGATAGGTCTGCACTAGCATTCGCACTATGCACGAGTCGAGCATGATCGGGGCCTCGGAGATCGGGAAGGCGGCGAGCCGGCGCGAGCCGCGCCCGACCGGCACCGAGTATCTGCCGTCCACGTTCACCCTCGGCGGCGCTGGGGTCGGCGGACAACGGCAGCTGATGAATCCGCTGGCGATCCAAGGCGCGTCACGTGCGATGGGGCGCAGCTACGTGCGGCTGATGCGCGCGGCGACGTCGAAGCGGTGGCGCGACAAGTTGAACGAGGATGAGGCGCAATACCTGATGACGCAGCTGATTCAGGGCGCGAACCTGGCGCAGAGGCCACTGTGATGATCGAATACGTGTCGAAGAAGTCGTCGGATCCGGATGCCCGGAAACGCAAGGAAGTCGCGGTCGGGCTGGCGAACAACGCCACGGGTGCGGCGTTCGGTGCGGTCGCCACTCAGCAGGCGCTGGCGTTGGCAAGGGCCCGGGTGAAGGACAAGAACGCCCCGGAACCGACTAAGTACTCGGTGCGCGCGGGGCGCGCGGTCGCACGGAAGTTCCCGAAGGTCGGCCGGGCAGCGATGAGGTTGAAGCCGAAGAACCCGAGGAACGCGCTGATTGCGCTGGGGGCGGTCAATGTGGGCGGTCAGGCGTTGAACGCCGGCTTGGACGCCCAGTCGGCGGCGTATTTCGCGAGGGAGCAGAAGAACTTGAAGGCGAAGAAGACAGGCAACATCGAGAAGTTCGACTCGGGGATGTCGTCAGGCGTGGAGCTGTACAAGGCCGGTGACCGGGAGAGCGTGCTGCGCAGCTACCAGCAGGGTCTTGCGACCGCTGGTGGGGTTGGCATGGCTGGTCTGGGCGTGGGGGTTGCTGGGCGCAACATCCTGAACGCGAAGACGCGGCGCGACATCCCGAAGGGCACCACGTTCAAGGAGGCGTATGTCACCCCGCGGGTGTCGAAACCGACGCGTTCCACGCCGAAGAACATCGCCCGCCGGTTGAAGAAGGTGCCGAAGAGGTACGGCGGGAAACTGGTCATCCCGGCCGCGCTGATGGGTGGTGGTGGGTACATCGCGCAGCGCTCGTACCGGATGGGCCGCAACGAATCGCAGCAAGCATGGCACTAAGTGATGCGCCGACAGCGACTATCGGCTATGAATAGCACCATGACCGGTCGCGTCCGCAAACTGCGGGACATGGAGATCGACGAGATCAGCCTTGTCGATCGTGCGGCCAACCAGCACGCTTCGATACTGTTCTCGAAGTCACAGGAGGATGCAATGCCAGGTTACGAAGAGGGCGTTGAGCTGTACGACAGCAACGGCGATCCCGCTGACTTCGAAGATCTTGAAGTTGGGGACCTTGCCTACGACGCCGACGGCAACGAGTACGTGATGGTCGAGGACGATGGTTCCGACCAGGACGAGTTCGACGGCTACTACGAGGAAGAGCTCGAGGCTGTCGGGAAGTCCGGAGGCAAGCGCGAAGCGCTCCAAGCCGGCTACCAGGTCGGCCGTGGCAAGTGGTCCGCGGACGTTGCGGAACTGATGCGCCGCCAGGCGGGCTACAAGACCGTAAAGAACGGCAAGACGACCGGACACGACCGCAGCCGCCTCATGCGGGCTGGCGAGTTCGCCGGCCGCAACCGGAACACCATCGCTTCGGTGCCGGTGGCGGCAGGCGCCGGTTACGGCGCGAACGAGCTGCGGAAGTCCCTCGGCGACGTTCTCGTCGAGGAACTGTCGAAGTCGGACCGCGACGAGCGGACCCTCAAGATGGCGGCCACGATGGGCGACGAGATCGAGAAGGCCCAGGCGCAGGCCGCAGAGGCCATCGCCTACGCGGAGCAGCTTCACGAGGAGCGGGCGCTCGAGGCGTTCGTGTCCAAGGCGGCCGAGTACAACCTTCCGGTCGACCCGTTCGTGCTCGGCGAGATCCTGAAGTCGGCTGCGCAGGTCCTCGACCGCGACCAGCTCGACGTGCTCGACGAACTGTTCACCGCGATGGGTGACGAGATCTTCGACGAGATCGGCGCCCTGGGCGACACCGACAACAGCGACGTGCTGATGCAGGTGGACGCCTACGCTGACGAGCTCGTGGGCAAGAGCCAGGGTGGGGTGAGCCACGCCGAGGCGTCGACGATGCTCTTCGAGGCCAACCCCGAGGCCTACGAGTTGTACCTTCGAGAGAACGGCGGGTTCTAGGGATGAGTTACGAAGAGTCGCTACGGTCCATCACCCTTGAGGCGGACTCGAGCATCGGGATCTACACGGGCCCTCCTGGCCTGCCGGGATCCGCTTCGCCGCATGGCGGGAAGCAGTACCACTTCGTGAAGGTGACCGGGCGGAACACCGCCGGTCTTGCAGGAGCGACCGACCGGGTGGTCGGTGTGCTTCAGAACAAGCCTCAGCAGGCCGGTGGCGCAGCCACGATCGGCATTCGCGGTGTGACCAACGTGGTCGCCGGGGAGCAGATCGACGCCGGTGAGGAAGTCAAGCCCGGTGCAGCGGGGTCGGCCGTTGTGGCCGCTGCCGGCTCGGGTGTCGGTGTCGCGTTGCAGGACGCCGCATCAGGTTCCCTGGTGCCGGTACTGCTGGTGTAAGGGAGTAGAGGACAAATGCCAAGCCCCACTCAGAGCGATCTCCACGTCAACGTTCCGTTGACGAACGTGAGCATCGCGTATCTTCAGAACTCGGCCGCGTACATCGCGGACAAGGTGTTCCCGAAGGTTCCGGTGAAGAAGCAGTCGGATCTGTACACCAAGTACAGCAAGCTCGACTGGCGTCGGACGAACGCTGAGAAGCGTGCGCCGGGCACCGAGACCAAGGGTGTCGGTTGGAAGACCGACCACGGGCAGTACTTCTGCCACGTGTACGGCGTGCACAAGGACGTGGACGACCAGACCCGTTCGAACGCCGACTCGATCTACAACCTCGACCGTGACGCGACGGAGTTCGTCACCAACCAGCTGCTGCTCAAGCGGGACCTGGACTGGAACGCGGCATACTTCAAGGCTGGCGTGTGGGACACCGAGTACACCGGTGGCACGGACTTCACCCAGTGGGACGACGCGGATTCGGACCCGGTGGACGATGTGTCGCAGTGGAGTATCGAGTTCCGCAAGCTGACCGGCCAGGCCCCGAACGTGATGGTGCTGGGCGCTCACACGATGCAGAAGCTCAAGCAGCACCCTGCAATCATCGAGCGGATCAAGTACACCCAGCGCGGGATCGTGTCGGAGGACCTGATCGCCACTCTGTTCGGTGTGAACCGTCTGTTCACCTCCTACGCCACCATCGGTGACGGCCCGGAGACCACGGACGCCCGCACCCAGGAGGAGACGGCGACGTACGACTTCATCACCCCGGCCAAGGGCGCGCTGCTTCTGCACACGCCTGCGTCGCCTGGTCTTCAGACCCCGGCGGCCGGCTACACGTTCACGTGGAACGGCTACCTGGGCGGTAACGCGCAGGGCATCCGTGTGAAGCGGTTCCGGATGGAGCAGATCGCTTCGGACCGTATCGAGGCGGAGATGACGTACGACCAGCACGTTGTCTGCAAGGACATGGGCGTTTTCATCGACGCTGCCGTCGCCTAACAGGGAGGCCCCGATGAGTGGGTTGCGGTACCGGATCCTGGGGCCTTTCACCGCAGGGCGGAAGTTGAAGTTGGCTGGCGCGGAGTATGCGCCGGGTGACTCGATTGACGCCGATGTGGTTGCGGGGCTGCGGAACCTTGATGCTCTGCTGTCGAACAACTACATCAGGTCTGCGACTCCTCCGTTCACGTCGACGGGTAAGCAGGCGCGGCATGTGCCTGTGGGTATCCGTGCGAAGGTGGCTGATGCTGACCCGCTGGACGCCGCGGATGTGCCTGTGGGCAGTGTCGAAGAGATCTTGGCGTGGGTGAATGAGGACTCTGACAGGGCTGCTTTGGCGCTGGACGCCGAGGAGGCGCTGCCGGGCGATCCGCGTTCTGCGCTGGTGATCGCTCTGGAAGACATCATTGCGGCGCCGACTGAGGCGGATGTGCCTGATGGCACTGTGCAAGAGGTATTGGACTGGGTTGGTTTCAGCGTGCTGAGGGCAACTGTCGCTTTGGCGGTGGAGAATGCGGCGCAGACGCCGCGTTCGACTCTCGTGACGGCGCTGGAAGCAATCATCGACCCGCAAGCGCAGTAGCTGTGCTCGGGCGTGGAACCTCCCGTATCCTCCATTACGGGTGTGCTGTGGTCCCCGGCCCTGGGGTCAGGGATCCTCGGGCCGGGGTACACGGAAGGAGTGCGTGATGGCTTCGTTGTCGGATGTGGCTGAGGCGTATGGCGCCGGTGGGGTGTCGAAGAGCCGTTTGTCTCCTCGTTTGGCGCGGTACGCCGATGAGGTGGGTGAGCAGGCCGGGCGGAGCATGGCCCGCGAGTTGGAAGGCCGCGCGGTGAAGACCGGGCTGAAGCTTGGTGCGGGCATCGGTGTTGGTACGGCGTTTGGTGCTGCGGGTGGCACGTATGTGGCGAACCGGGTGCAGGGGAAGAAGAAGCTCGAGGCCAAGGCTAGGGCGCAGAAGGCTCGGGAGCGTGCGTAATGACGTACGCCGGTCCTGCGGCTTCGGACAAAGACGCGGTGCGGTTCTGGGTGCAGGACACGGATGTCAGCGACGAGCTGCTGTCTGACAGCGAGATCACGTATCTGCTGGACAAGTTTCTGCCGGTGCACCCTTCGGTGATCTTCGTGGCGGCGATGGCGGCCGAGGTGATTTCGGCGAAGTTCGCCCGTGAGGTGTCGGTGTCTGCTGATGGGGTGTCGGTGGGCACGTCGGAGTTGGCGTCGAAGTACCGCGATCTGGCGTCGAAGTTGCGCGACCAGGCGAAGGAAGACCTGTCGGCTGGGGCGTTCCCTGACCTGGGCGGGGTGATGTGGGATCAGTACAAGGACCAGTCGATCAAGCCGCTGATCTTCGGGGTCGGGTTCATGGACAACATTGAGGCCGGCCGGGCCGACTACGGTGACTACGACCCGTCGGACTACGCCTGGTATTCGAGTGGGCTGGTCAGCGGTGATGGCTGATGTTGACCGGGACGCAGGTCAAGCCGCTGGGCTACACGATCGCCCGGGCGCGCAAGGTTGCCCGTAGGTACGCCGAACGCAACATGCAGGCGCGGGTGGTCATTTCACGCATGGAGATGCACCCGGAGCCGTTCGTGGACACAGGCATCTATCCGACAGAGACCACCCAGCTGCTGCGCGTGTTGTACACGGGGCCGGCCAGGGTCTACAACCTGTCCGATTCCCAACTGGACTATGCCGGTGAGGAGCAGGTGTTCTCGACGACGTACGTTTCGACACCGATGGATGTGGGCGGGGTGGCGTTGGTGTCGCAGGCGAACGACATGATCGAGGTGGTGGAGCATCCGGACCCGTTGGTGGAGGGCCGCTGGTTTCGGGTGGTGACGGTCGACTCGGGTGGGCAGTTCCCGATTCTGCGCAGACATCAGGTGACTGGTGCGGCGCGGTTCGCGGAGTGGACGTATGTGGAGGAGCCGTGAGCGGCGAACAGCAGTTGGAGGCGGTGCAGCGTGACTTGGAAGCCAAACGTGCGGCCGCGCCCGTTGCAGCGCACGAAACGGTGGATGCGGCGGTCCAGGCGTCAGCTCGAGCGTTGGGCCAGGTTTCGCCGGGAAGAGCCGTACTGGTGCGCAGCGTGTGGAGCGGCGCACAGAAGGCGACGGTGATGGTGCAGGGCGCCCAGGTGTCGCAGGTGGCGCAGGCTAAGGCCGCGGGGGCGCAGGCCGGCGCGCAGAGGATGGTGCAGCCATGAGGCGCGGCGAGCTGACAGGGATTCTGTTGACGGCTGCCCGGCTGGCTGACATCCCGGTGGGTGACGGGGAGCCACCGAAGGAGGGCGGCTGGCCGCAGGGCACGCCGAACGTCGGGTCGCACGTCCCGTTCGGGGTGTTGGAGGCTGGTGCGGCGCAGGGTATCTCGCGCACGGTGACCGCGCAGGCAAGCAAGGACTTCTCGGCGAACTACACGTTAAGCACCTACGCGGTGCGCCGCGACACGTGCGACGAACTGTCGTATCGGATTCGGGAGGCGTTGAAGGGGATCACTCCGGTGGAGTTCACCGGGTTCAAGGCGGTGCATGTGTCGTTCTCGTCGATCGGGGCGGTTCGTAAGCAGGGCCAGGTGCAGCCTGACCTGTGGTGGATGACGGATTCGTTCGACGTCTACTGCGTTCCGGTTCGGTGAAACGTGCGCCGCGTGTGCGGTCACATTAGTATCTGAGGCGTCCGTACAGAAGGAGTCCACAATGGCAAGGGTCATTCCCAACGAGACAAGCTGGATCGGGTGGTCGGCAACCGCTCCCGCCGATCTTGACGCCCCGACGGCTGCCTGGGTGGCTGCCGCTGAGGACTGGACGTGCTACGTGTCCAGCATCAACGCTTCATCTCAGGGCAACCAGATTCCCGTCCCCGACCTGTGCAGCCGCTTCGAGCGCAGCATCGCAGGCACCGTCAGCGCCACGTTCTCCGCGGAGTTCTACCGCGACGACGACGACGCCGGCGACGTGGCCTGGGACACGCTCGTGCGCGGTACCCGCGGCTACTTCGTCGTGTCTCGCTTCAAGGAGGGGTTCACTCCTGGCGACGACCCCATGCCGATCGCCGGTGACAACGTGGAGATCTGGCCGGTGGAGATCACCAGCCGCCAGGCCGGCCCGCTGTCCTCGAACACGGTGCAGACGTTCACCGTGCAGGCCGCTGTCAACATCGTGCCTTCGGAAGACGCGGTTGTAGCAGCCTGATGAGGTAAGTTCGTCATCACAGAATGGAGGCTGGATGATGGTTGCGAGTAAGGCTGCCCAGAGCAAGGTTGAACGGGCGACGCTGGATCAGTTGCTGAAGAAGCCGCCGCGCACGGCGAGCGTCGAGGTGACGGTCGATGGTGGCAAGGCGACGATGCTGTTCCGCGCGCTGGGCGCGAAGGCCTACGACGATTTGCTGGCCGAGCACCCGCCGACGAAGAAGGACAAGGAAGACGGCGGGGTGTGGAACGCTGACACGTTCCCGCCTGCGCTGATCGCCGCGTCGAGCATGGACCCGCAGATCAGCGTGGAGGAAGCCACACAGGTGTGGACGTCCCCGGACTGGTCTCGCGGCGAGCTGTACGACATGTTCAGCCGCCTGGTGCGTTTGAACCAGGAGGGCCTGGACATCCCTTTCACTCAGAGCGACTGAGGTACGACGCCGGCTTCGCGATGGAGTTGGAGTGGTGTACGGACAAAGGCATTCCCCACTCCGAGTTTCTGTCGTGGTCCCCGGTAGACCGGGCGAAGGTGCTGGCGTCGCTGCTCGAGTCGCGTAAACGCTGCCCGTCGTGTGGTACGTCCGACTGGGAGTGGGAAGAGGATCGGGGCGCCTATCAGGCGATGCAGCATGTCTGCCAGGGGTGCAAAGTGCTGTACGCGGCCGAGGAGGAAACGGACACCGCGTTGGGCGCCAGGATGATACTGGTGCCGAAGCGGCGCGCAACTGAGATTATGGCATCACCTAAACGCCTGAACAGGAGGCGGCGCTGATGACTGCCGTGAACTTCACGTACTCCGCGGACAACTCGCAGTACGTTGCGTCTCTTGGCGAGATGGTCACGGCCACGGCGAACTTCGGCCAGGCCTCGCAGACGTTGGCCGGCAACATTGCGGCGTTGGGTGTGGCGACCACGAAGATGGTCGGCAGTGTCGCGATGGGCAAGCAGGCCTTCTCGAATGCGCAGCAGATGGCCGCGGCGTATGAGCAGAAGTTGTCGGCGCTCGAGGCGCGCACGGTGGTGGCCGGCAAGTCGTTCGACAAGGTGGGTATGCAGATCCGCCAGATGGCGCGCGATCTGCCCGGTGGCATCAACATGGCGGTGCAGCAGGTTGACGCGCTGCAACGCATGGGTGTCACTAGCGAGAAGGCCCTGGTGCCGTTGGCGCGCACGATGGCGAAGATCGGCGCGGCGAACGCCGAACTGGGCCCGCAGCTCACCCAGTCGTTCGCCCAGTTGCAGCGCACGTTCGGCACGCTCGACCCGACCGCGACCGCGCGGTTCGGTGACTCACTGACCAGGCTGTCGAGTAAGGCCGGCGCGTCAGCGACGGGCATCTCGGACTTCTCGAATGCGATCGCCCCGTTGGGGCAGACGTTGGGTTTGACGCAGACGCAGGTGATGGGGTTCGCGGCAGGCTTCGCGAAGTCCGGCCAGGAGGGCTACCTGGCGGCGAACGTGTTCAACCGGATGCTGTCCGACATGGAACGGTCGGCGCGTGAGGGCACCGGCGAGTTGCAGATCTACGCCGACACGGTGGGGATGACGTCGAAGGCGTTCACGTCGCTGGTGAAGTCGAACCCGGCCGAGGCTGTGCTGAGCGTGTTCGACGCGTTCTCGAAGGGTGGCGCCGATTCGCTGCGCACTCTTGAACGGCTAGGCATGGACGGGCCGCGCACTCTGAAGACGATCACGGCTGTGGCACAGTCAGGCGATCTGCGGAAGATGGTCAACGAGGCCGCGTCGGGGTTCGGTGACGGGTCGACGCAGAAGGGCGCCGAGACGGCGTTCGGCGGGCTGAACGACGAGATGTCGAAGTCCGTGGAGACGATGCAGCAGTTGACGGAGGCCGCGGGCCGGCCACTGCTGAACGTCATGACGGAACTGGTGAAGCAGGCCAACGCGGTTGGCGGGGCGTTCACGAACGTCGTGAACAACGACTGGGTGCAGCGCATCACAGGCGTCCTGATGGCTGCCGGTGGTGGCCTGACGTTGGCGAAGAGCGCCGGCACGGCGATTCTTGGTATCGGTGCGGCGAACTCGCTGATCGGCGCGGTCCCCCAGTCCGGCCGGGAAAGGATGAAGAGTGGCCTGACCTGGATGGGCGCGAACCGGGGCAAAATCGCGATGGGCGCGGGCGGTATGGCGCTGGCCGGGTCGATGATGGACAATCCGCAGCTGGCGATGCTCGGCGGGATGGGGCTTCTCGCGTCGAACATCATGCCTGGCGGGGCGATCGGTAAGGGCCTGAACATGCTGCGCAAGGGTGCCCTTGCCGGCTCGGACATGTTCTATTGGCAGTCCGCCGACTGGTCGAAGCTCACCCCGATGCAGGCGCTTAGCGGCCAAACACCGTACGACAGCATGGGGAAGGCGTGGAAGGACGCCTCGGAGAAGTCGGGTATCCGGGCGGGCAAGTTGGGTCGGATGTTCGGCCGGGACGAGGCGGCGCTTGTCAGGGCGATGTCGTCCGCGGCTGGCGGTATCACGCCGGATATGGACGACGTGGCGCAGAAGTCGTTCTACAAGTCGCAGTTGCGGGCTAGCCAGTTGCCGGCCAATGCACAGTTGCGCGCAGGCTGGGGGCCAGGCGGGTTCTTCAAGTCGCTGGGCATGGGAGGGTTGGCGACTGCGGGGTCGATCGGTGCGGCGTTGGGGCCGACTTTGCCTGTCGCAGCAGGTGTGGCTGGGGCGGTCGGGCTGGGCGTGTACGGCTACTCGCAGTGGTCGAACACGAAGAAGTACCGGGAGATGGCCGAGGACGATTCCTTGTCGGCCGCGCGGGTGGCGAGCGAGAAGTACGGGGTTCCGCTCAAGCCGCTGTTCGACTTCAACGCCCAGGTCGAGCAGGCCACGGAGGCGATCAGTACGTGGTCCGAGGCGGTGTCGATCTCGGGTAGTCGAGCGTCGTGGCTCAACGAGCAGTACCAGTCCGGCTCGGGTGAGCCGAAAATGGAGATCGCCGACGACGCGTCGCAGGCCGAGATCCTGTCGATGGTTGTTGCGCGTGGCGGGGCGCAGTCACCGCAGCTGATGGCGCAGTTGATGAACGATGTGGCACGTCAGCGCGGCTCGATCGAGGCCAACCAGATCGGCCAGCAGGTCCTCGACGCGCGCAAGAACCTTCCGGGTGCGCTCGGGCAGGCCATGAACCAGATCACCTCTGATGCTGAGGGCGGTCAGCCCTGGTACAAGCTCACTGGGTTCAACGCCGGCTACGGCGGTAAGGACGAGAACCTTGAGGCCGCTGGCGGCGTGGCGGACCAGGCGCGGGCGATGCTCGAGGAGGCGTACAGCACTGGTGGTGTTGGCGCTCGGGCGAAGAAGCAAACCGAACTGCTCGACGAGTTCGACAAGCAGATGCTCGACGACCTGAAGAACCGCACGTTCGACGAGGAGTCGTGGACGAAGGCGCTGCGGGGTGTCATTGGTGAGCGTGCGGCCGAGTACGCGAGTGCGACGGCCGACAGTTTCGACAAGAAGCGCCCCGGCGCTGGCCGTGTCGCGGTAGACCGCGAAGAAGGCGACTCTCTGTCGACGGTGCGCGACGAGATCATGAAGGAGTCGACCACTCCGGTCACTAACGTTCAACTGTCACAGGCGCAGGACTTGAAGGGGCTGGCTGGGCAGAACACGGCCCAGTTCCTTCAGGCCGCGCAGCGCATGGGGCTGACCCCGGCCCAGCTGGCCGACATTGTGCGCAACGGGCCGAAGTCCGAGTACGCCGAGAAGTTGGGTGTGGGCGGCGGCACGCCGTCGACGACGGACATTTCCCGGGCGTTGGCGGCGAACGGCCTGACAACGGCCGGGGCGGCACAGGGCGTGGCCAACCAGGCCCCGCAGAACCCGATCTTGCAGTTCCAGGCGGCGCAGCGGGCGGTCCAGGGCTCCGGCAACGCGATGCTCGAGCGCCAGCGGATCATGCAGAACCTGACGTCGGGCAAGCCGATGGATCAGGCGACACGCGAGTCGTACCAGGCCCAACTGCAACTGCTGGATCAGCAGTTGGTGCCGATGCAGATGCAGCGGACGATGACGGCTTCGCAGCAGCGCCAGATGCGCGGCACGATGGCCCGCCAGCAGTACGCGATGGCGATTCAGAACCCTGACGATGCTGAGTCGCAGGCCCGCGCTGGTGAGGCGCTGGCGCAGATGCAGCAGATCGAGGCCGAAGAGACGCAGTGGTTGCAGAGCCGCGCCCGGCAGACCTATGACTTCCAGAAGTCGACGAACAGGGCGTGGGAGGACTACTACCTGGGCGTGTCCAGGGCCCAAGAGGACTTCCAGATTTCCAGTGCGCGCGCCGAGGAGGACTACCAGATTCAGCGCAAACGCACCCTCGAGGAATACAACATCGGCATTCAGCGCCAGGCCGAGGACCACAACGTCCAGATGAAACGGATGGCTGAGGACACGGCGAAGGGGATGGTTCAGCCGTTCCAGGTGTTGCAGCCGCAAGAGGTGTGGTCGATGGGGGCGATGTCGTCGAACATCGACCAGCAGACGAAGTTCATCGAACGGCAGCTGGACACGATCGACAAGTTGCGTAAGCGTGGCCTGTCGCAGCAGGCGATCGACACGTTCGACTTGGCTAATCCGGCGAACGCGCAGCGGGTGTCGTGGATGGAGAACTCGTCGAAGGCGGAGATCCGCCAGGCTAACCGTGCGGCGCGCCGTGCCGGTCGGGCCGGGGAGGGTGTGCGCGACGAGCAGCAGTCGACGCGCCGCTACGAGGAGGACTACGAGAAGTCGTTGCGCCGCAGCGGCGAGGACTTGAACAGGTCGTTGCGGAACTCGGAGCAGGACTTCCGCAGGTCGATGGACAGGTCGAGGCAGGACTTCAACCGGACGATGGACCGGCAGGCCCGCGACATGCGGAAGAACATGCGCCGGCAGTTGCGGGACTTCCGGGACATGGACCTCGAGTTCATCGGTGACAAGAAGAAGTTGATGCACAACATCAGCAAGGTGGTGGAGGGCGGTTCGGCTGATTGGGAGTCGACGACCGGGCATGCGATGGAGAACATCAGCTCCAAGTCGGCTGACGAGTGGCTGAATGTGCGGTCGAGTTCCGATTCTGCGATGAAGTGGTTGGAGAAGTCGTGGAAGCAGTTCGCGTTGGACGGGTCCACGCCGACGTCGGGGCCTGCGTCGGCGTTCACGTCGGCGGCGACGACAGGCAGCGCGCAGACGAAGGACTCGAAGACTTCGACGCCGCAGTCGGCGCCGGATCTGAAGAACCCGAAGTCGAACAAGAAGGACCCCGCGAACCAGCGGCAGTCGAAGTCGTTGACGTCGGCGCCGTCGGGCATGACGGTGACTGGCGCCGGGTCGGATATGACCGATCACAGCGGCGGTGTGGGCGGTCCGGTGTCGAAGGCATGGGACGGGCAGGGGAACCTGTGGGGCGGCATGTCGAAGAAGTGGAAGGCGCTGTTCGAGGTCATCGGGAAGTACGGGCCGCTGGACAAGATCGACTCGTTCGTCCCTGGCGGGAACAACAAGAAGACCGCGAACGCGGCGGCGAAGTGGCTGTGGCAGTCGCTGCTGGCCGACGGCTACACCGAAGAGCAGGCCGCGGGCATTCTGGGGAACATCGACCAGGAGTCGGGGTTCAGCCCGACAGTTGACCAGCCGGACGGCCCCGGCATGGGTATCGCCCAATGGTCGCAGGGTGGTCGCTGGGAAGGGTTGAAGGCGTGGGCGAAGAAGCGCGGCATGAACCCGATGAAGTTGGAGACGCAGTACGGCTACATGCGTCACGAGATGAACACGGGCACGTTCACTGACGGCCGCTGGTCCGATGCGGAGTTCCGTAACACGAAGAGCGTGCAGGACGCCGCGAACTACTTCGGGGCGAACTACGAGATCTTCGGGATCTCCGGGGACCGTAACGCCGACGCTGACGCCTGGTACAACACGTTCGGCGGGAAGGTCGGCGCCGGCGATCCCACGAAGCGTTCCGCGTCGAAGAACTCCGGGCTGAAACTGTGGGAGATCGGTGACGCGATCGACCGGAAGGGCCGTGCCGCGCAGCGCGCATCCCGGCAGGCCAGCAAGTCCCCTGGCGGCCCGATCGACTTCTCCGGGTATCCGCAGGTCATCGGCGAGGGTGACTGGGGGCCGCCGATGCATGGCGCGTTCTCGTTCTCCCGCCACGGTGGCACCCAGTCCGGTGACTTCAACGCAGGCTTGGGCACACCGATCTACGCCATCGCTGATGGTGTGATCGTCGACATGCGCACGCCTGTGCTGGGGCCGGAGGCGAACAACAACGCCTCCTACTCGTACGGCAACACGATCGTCATGTACACGGGTAACTGGTTCGCCCGGTATGCGCACCTGCGGGCTGGTAAGCCGTACGCGCCCGGTGTCAGCAAGGGCGCGGAGGTCGAGGCCGGGCAACTGTTGGGGTGGACGGGTACGACCGGGCACTCGTCCGGGCCTCACCTGCACTTCGAGTTGTCGCAGAACTTCCCCCGGCAGTACAACACGTCCGGGCAGAGCCCGTTGGACACGCTGGCGAAACACGGGGTGCGACTCGCCAAGGGTGGTGTGGTCACCTCGGCGCAGCTGGCAATGATCGGGGAGGCCGGGGACAGCGAGGCTGTGATCCCGTTGAACAAGCGTGGCGTGGAGGCGATCGCCGAGGCGCTGGGCAGGTACGCGATGTCGTACGAGGCCCGTAAGGCACGCGCAATGGCGCATGGCACCGCGACCACGACTACTTCCCAGGCGACCTACCACTCCGACCATTCCACGCACTTCAACGGCCCGATCGAAGTGAAGGCCGACGACCCGAACCAGATGATCGACAGGTTGCGCGCAGAGCAGCGCAAGCGCAGCCTGTACGCAGCGTCCCAAGGAGGCACACGGTGAGGGAACCTGACGAGTGGGTGAACTTCGGCGACAAGGACACGATGCGGGTGTCGGCGCGGGTGTCGATACCGACGGGCTGGCTGGACATCAACGACGGCCGCAGGTATCGCCTCGAGCAGTCCACACTGTCGGAGGAGTCGGTGACGTACCGTCGGCGTGAGATTTCGTCGCCGCATCTTCCTGGGACGTGGCTGATCGACGCGCAGCCGGAGAACGTCACAGAGCCGGTGAGTGTGTGGGTCAACGAGTTCGACCAGTACGCGTTGTACAAGGCGTTGCAGGCGTTGCGGGACGCGTTCTCCCAGCCGTACTACGTGATGCACTGGCAGATCGAGCAGCACGAGTTCGCGTGGAACTGCCAGTTGGCCGACTACCAGATCAACAGCAGTAAGGATCTGAAGCACGCGACGATGGCGCAGTTCACGGCGCGCGTGCCGCACCACCCGGATGTGGTGCACGCCCTGGCAGGGATTCTGCCGAGAGCCCCGGGAGGAAGAATATGAGCGTCACTACTGGTGTTCTGACTACCTATGGCCGGGATGTGCTGGCAGGTGCGTTGTTCAGCGACGGTGTGGCGTTGCCGAGTCTGTGGGTGGGGTTGCTGTTGATGTCCCCGGAGATCGGGGACACCGGCGACACGGTGGAAGAAGTGCCGTCGGCGATCATCGACGCGACGACATTGGAGCAGATCAGCACCGGATATTCGAGGATCCATGTGCCGTCGTCGAGCAGCACTGAGATCGGTTTGTGGACTCAGGGTGGCAATGGGGTGCTGGTGTACCCGCCGGAGTTGCGTTTCGGCGAGGCGTTGACGAACTGGGGTTACATCGCGGCGTGGGGGTTGTTCACCGAGTCGTCGGGTGGGCAGTTGTTCGCGGCAGGCCCGGCAAAGTTTGATGTGCTGGGCCCTGGTGTGCCGGTCGATGAGGATGATGTGCCGACCGGGGATGTTGTGGTGATCCCGGAGCGGGGGATCAAGCTGGGCGTGTCCGGTGGCTGACATTCCCCTGGTGATCGAAACCCAGGCCGACTTCAACGCGCTTGTCGCGATCACACTTGAGCGCGGCCGCAGCAGGTGGGGTATCCACACGTACGCCACGCAGATGAGCATTGGTGATTGGACGACGGTGAACGGGTCGGTGGTGTCGGCGGACACCTACCCGGAAACGCTGCGCGTCTCGGTGGTGTGTTCGCGCGGGGCGTTGGAGGACAAGCCGCGTAGCCGCATCCCGGAGGAGGTGTACTTCTCCGCGTCGAACAGGTGGGCGGCCGGGCACGGCTGGGATGGGGCGATCTGGCGGCCGCTGGCCGCCGAGAAGAGCGCCTACATGGATCTGGTGGTGGGCAACTACGAGTCGTCGGCTGGCGAGTTGACAGGTACGGCGCCGGAGGAGATCTCCGAAGGGGACTACCTGGTGTACGACGCGTGGGACGGCAACTGGGTGACGTTCCCGGCGATGCGGTTCACCGCTTCGGACATGCTGTCCACCAGGTCGTCGAGGTGGGCCAGCGAAGACGGCGTGGGTGCGCTGGGTGTGTTCGTCATCAACGACATCAACGACGGTGTGCCGGCGTGGCTGATGGGGTTCACGACGCTGGACCCGGCGACGACGTTCGGTCTGGGTGTGACAGTGACCAACGGTGGCCGGGTCGCGTTGCAACTCAGCGATGAGATAGGTGTGCGCGAACTGGTGGCTGTCGAGATGCGCGCGGACATGGACTTCCCGGCGATGATCGGGTTCACGTATTCGGCGCGGCTGAACAAGGTCGCGCTGATCGTGCGCGGCCCGCACACCCGCAGGGAGGCGACAGCGCCGCTGTCCACGATCAACGGGCAGCCCGCTGGGCACACCCTGGCTTCGCTGGACTTTGCGTTGCTGTACTCCTCGGCGGAGGATCACACGTATGTGCTCGATGTGGCGATGTGGACGTACTGCCCGGACGATTCGCAGCTCGGCTGGGCGCAGGCGGCGTACACGGAACTGTACGGGGTTGGGGTGTCTGAGGTGAATCCGTCATGAGCATTGTGAAGGCCGAAGCGGTGTCGTCGGGGTTGACCGGCTACTGGTATGTGCTGGTCACCAACCGGAACCAGAGGGGTGTCGCGGAGACGAAGAACGTGTCGTTCTTCCGGGGCATCCCCACACAGGTGTCGTCGGTGACGTTCACCGAACCGTACGGGCCGGCCGAGGCGTCGATGACGTTCCCCGCGGTCTCCGCGCTGGAACCGTTCGGTAACTCGAGCAGCGACTTGTGGTGGCTGCGCGACGGGTCGGAGGTGGAGATCACCTGGGTGGTGACGGACCCGTCGTACGCCGAGACGCTGAACAATCCGGCTGTGCGCAAGGGCATGCTGTACCCACTGCCGAACGCCTGCCGGTGGGAGGGGCGGCTGGTTAGTGTCGACGCGTCGTCGTCGGGCGGCGGTGTGAGCGTGCAGTGCATCGGGGCGATGCGGGTGCTGGACAACTACTTGGCGCAGCCGATGATTTCGGCCAGGCCGACACCAGTCGAGAAGGCGATCGCCAGGGCGTTCCGGGTCGCTGACGAGCGGCACCCGACCGGGTTGCGGCCGTTGGACGTCCGGTTGAGTGCCACGTCGAGTGTTCACTTCGACCCGACGATCTACCAGAAGGGCCCGAACGGGTCGCGGAAGAAGAAGGCCTGGTATCTCAAGCCGCGCGGCCTGGCGCAAAGCGAACTGTGGTCCGGGTTGACGACCCGAAACCTTGGCGGGTGGAACAAGACGCTCAGCGAGTATGTCGACCCGCTGCTGAAGATGATGCGCACTCATTTCGGGGTGTACACGATCCGTTTGTTCCCCGGCAAGCAGCCGGTGCTGATGCACCGGCCCACCGCGCACGGCCAGTCGGGCGAACTCACAGTGGTGGTGAGCCTGATCGCCCCAGGTGTGGACCTGAGCGTGTCGTATGACTATTCGCAGACGTTGACGACGGTGTACGGCAAGTCGGAGGCGGTGCTGTCGGGCACGTCGTACGACGGGGCTGTGTACGAGCCGGACGGCAAGTCGTACTGGTTCAAGCCGTTCGCGACATCGCCGTGGGTGGACCCGGACCGGAACAACGATGTGCGCGACGAGTGGGCGATGCGTCGCGAGGTGTACGACGAGTTCCCCGCCGGCATGCAGGCCTCGGAGGCGTTCGCGATCGCCAGGCGGCATCTGTCGATGACTGGCGATCCGGGTGTGGTCGGCCAGTTGACGTTGAAGTCGTCCGACCCGCGGGTGGTGGTGCCTGCGGGCCTGTCGGGTGTGCAGCCGCGTGAGATGCTGCCGTTCCCCCGGCAGATGATCATGCCGGGGATGTTCGTGCGTCTCGACGGGCTGCATGGCGCGGTGCCAGGCCCGGTGGTGATGGCCACGGAAGTGGTTCATTCGCCGGAGGAGGACACGGTGAGCATCACCTTCGACTCGAAGTTCCGAGACTACACGACGGTGCGCGAGGTGAAGTTGCGCAACCGGGATGCGTTGAAACCCACGCACGCCCTGGTGCTGCCGTCGGACTACAAGATGAACGTGTCGGATCCGCTGATCCCTTGGTCGTATGCGCAGGGCTGCGGCTACTTCCCGCGGCGCAGCCGCCAGTTGTGGGACTACTTCTCGAAGTATCCTGACGCGCCGGATTTGGAGTTCCACGAGTCGCTGCTGCCCAACGAGGGCTGGGAGAAGTTGACGCGCCGTTTCCCGCCGAAACACTGGGCTGCGATGTACTCGAAGATCACGAAGTCGCCGAGCGGTGATCGTGGCCGGCTTCGCGAGCCGCTGAACCCGAAGGTGTTCTGGAACGTGCCGTTGGCGGCTGGGACGGTGAAGAAGGACAAGCGGGTCAACAATGTGCTGCTCAGCCAGGCCGGGACGATCGACCGTATCGAGATCATGGCTGTCGACGAGGACGGGAACCGCCTGCCGGTGCCGTTCCATGTGTCGGTGTGGCGTTGGGATGTCGGGTCGGAGTCGACGCCGCTGCTGCCGGCCTCTCCGGAGGACGACCCGAAAGGTGTGGTGAAGGAGTACACGTACACCGAGGATGGGAAGGAGAAGAAGAAGGTGCTGTACCACGGGGCGGGTGGGCGTTGGTACAAGGCGGAGACGCCGTATCCGTTCTTCAAGAACGCCTGGGACCGGGTGGACAAGTCGGGGCGGTTGTTGCAGGGCCGCACTGCGCTGACGGGCATGTATGTGGGGTGGGGCAACGCCTACGAGAAGGCGGGGTATTGGCCGGGGTCTGACACGTTGGGTGACGCGCCGACAGGTCTGTTCGCCGATTCGACGCCGTGGCCGTATGACCAGGCGCAGCGCGACAGTTTCCGCACCGACGACGATTACGACAAGGAGTCCGACGAGATCAATGTCGCCACGGCGAACATTCTGATCTTCTGCGACCACATGCCGAACAAGGACATCTACTTCATCGGCCGGTTGTACAAGCAGCAGGAAGGTGGCACGGCATGATCAGCAGGGTTTCGGCGACGATCACGAAGGGTATCGAGGATCTTATCCGGAAGGAGTCGACGCATGTGGGGTTGCTCGAGTATCCGCCACTGGACATGTCGTCGTACACGGAGTGCCGTTCTCAGGGGTACGTTCGGCAGCTTGCCGAGTGGGGTGAGCCTGTGCGTGCCGGGTTCCTTGTGATCCGTAATCCGTTGAAGTTCGTCGGTCTGGATGTGCCTGTGACGGTGATGGCGATCGGGTTGTTCGCTGGGCCGGGTGCGGTGAATGGTTTGACGGCGTGGGGCGCGTTGGAGCAGCCGTTGTCGACGATCAATGGTGTCATCACCGTCGGCGGTGGCACGATCAGCGTCAGAATCTCCTAGAGGGGCCATTCCCGGGGCGTGGCAGGCCCCAGAAGCTCGTTTGCGATCTCCACGCCTACACGTAAGGGTTCGGGCCTCAACGCCTCAGAACGCCAGGAATAGACGAACCCCCGACGCGGGTGGGGGGGTGCGCCAGGGGTTCGAAGGCCAAGCCTACCCGAAAACGGCACAAAAAAAGAGCACCGGTAGCCCCTCCCCCTGAAGGGGAGGGGCGTCACGGCACTCAGATGAAGATCTTGCCTGAGTCGGCGAGGGTGTACAGGATCGACAAGAACCGCGCCATGTCGTGCGACAGACGCTCCCACCTGACGTCCACCGACGCCGCCAACTCACCGTAATTGTCGAGGTTCCGACCCAGTGGGCTATCCTCCTCGATCGCATCGTCGGGGATCGGATAGTCCGTCATGTACGAGCCGGCGTTGTCGACGGTGTACCGGTACGGCCAGCACTCCACGACCCGCTCGCGCAACTGGTTGAGCGTCTGCCAGTCGTTCAACAGCCCGACGATGATCTGGCGCGCCATCTCCTGGTAGGTCAGGTCGCGCCCCAGTTCCTTCGAGTAGTACCGGATGTAGTTGCTGTTGGCCGACCACGGCGGCTTGTTCGGATCGGCGTCGACGATCAGGATCTCCACTACTCCGATCTGGTCGCGAAGACTGTCGTACAGGTGGTTGTACTGCTGAAGCCTGTACATCTCCGTTCCCGTTTCGTACAACGCCTGCTCGACGTCGAACTCTGGTGCCTGATTCGCCAGTGTGCGCTCGAGCTCGCTTTCAAACTGCTCACGGGTTTCGTCCCACTCGTTCCAGTTGTACTTGAACGGCGGGATCTTGCTCGTAACGTCGCTGATGATCACGACGCCACCTCCTGCCTGGCGTTCGACGCAATATCGCGAAGCAGCCAGTCCAGTTTCGTGTCGATCTCGAGCAGCAGCTCGTTGCCGGACACGCGCGCCATCGCACGCAACTTGTTGACCCGGGTCCGCTCGGCGCGGATGTCAGTGGTCTTGTCCCAGGCCACTCCGGTCAGCAGTTCGTCGATGAGGTCGAACGCCTGCTGTGCCCGGTTCGCAGCAAGCGCGGCCCGCCTGACTACGAAGGTCAAGGATGCGGCGCGCTCAGCAGCCGTGGCGCCAGGGTCCTCCTTGGTGTTGTCGATGGCTGCGCTCGCCAAGCGCTTCATGTTGTGCGCTAAGTTCAACGCGTCGGTCACCTCCGCCAGCACATCGAGCTGTTCTTGGTGAGTGAGGTACTTAGGCATCAGATCCTCACCCCTTTGAGCTGCGCGATGAACTTGCGCGCCTCGACAGCCATCTCGGCCTCGTCCTCTTCGGTCTCAGCCTGCGCCCAGGCGTTCATCACCTGGGCGGTGTCGGACAGCAGCTCGAAGGCGTCGGTGCAGCCGTAGGGCAGCGAGCCGCTGAACATGTCCATGTCGGAGTCGTAACGCATGGACGTGGTGAAGGCCATGGTGAAGTTGTTGAGGCCTTCGCTGAAGTCCTGCACCAGACGCATGCGCGCCTGGCTGCGGGAGTGAGCCTCGAGCATTCCTCCTGCCACGGTGGCGGCGGTGCTGAGGCCGGTTCCTACTGCGGACCAGAATCCCATGACGGATTCCTTTCTCTAATGAAGAAAGCCCCAGGGGATCTGGGGCTTCTACCACGGAAAGGGCACCGTTGGCCCCTCCCCCGAAGGGGAGGGGCGTGGCGGCTACTTGCTGTCGGAGGTGAGCGTCTTGGCGATCGCCGCGAGGCTGAACGCCATCGACATCATCAACTTCTCGCCGACGATCTCCTGGCCGCGGCCGTTGTAGGAGTCCGCGTGAGCGGCCACGGCGTAGGCCGAGGCCTGGTTCGCGAGGTCCTGGGCGACGGTCTTCTCGGAAGCAGCCATCTCAGGCCTCCCGGAATGTCGCGGCGAGACCGAGTTCGCCACCGGCCAGGCCAGCGGCGGCGCAGGTGACCATGAAGGTCAGCGCGCCCTTCCGGTACTTCTCGTTCCGGAAGAGGTGCTGGGTGGCGGCGCCGAACACGGCGGTGACGGCGAGCGCGGTGTATGCGCGCTTCATGTGGGTGTTCATGGGAACACTCCTTTCTCTGGACACCCGGAAAGAGCACCGTTGGCCCCTCCCCCGAAGGGGAGGGGCGTGGCGGCTACACGTACTGGTACGCGTCGTTGGGGCCGTAGTGCTCCTCGGCCTGGGCGCCGGCCTCGACGCGAACTCCGTCGAGCCAGGCGATCATCTCCTGGGCGGCGCTGTTGATGGTAGCCGGGCTGAACTTGTCGGTCAGGTACAGGTCCATCGCCGGCGGGGCGTCGTACCCCCACTTAGAGACGACGCAGACCGTGGACCGCAGCGCGATGTAGGCGTTCATCGCTGCGACCTGCGACTCGGCGGTCCACTTGCCGATGTGCATTTCGTTGAGCCGGGCGATGAACCCGTAGGTCTCGCGGGCGATCCGCTCGTACTCGTCCCAGATCTTCTCGGAGGTGGTTGGGGTGCGCATGAGATGCCTCTTTCTATGAGATGAGGCCCGGGTTGTTCCGGGCCTCTACCACGACAAGAGCACCGTTGGCCCCTCCCCCGAAGGGGAGGGGCGTCAGGTGGTGCTAGGCCGTCTTGACCTGGCCGGCCGCTGCTGCGGCTGCCCGGGCTTTGGCCTCGGCCTGCAAGGCCTTCTGCGCGGCACGCTCGACGCGGGCCGCTTCGTGCTTGCGCACCTTCTCGGCGCGCTTCTCGGCACGCGTCACGGCCTTCGCGAGGCGCTTCTCGCCGACGCGGGAGGCCGTGTTCTGCGCCCAGTTACCTTCGGCGACCTGCAAGCGGCCGTAGGCGTCCAGGAGCTTGAGGTCCGCTCCGGTGATGCGCAGGATCAGGGCGCCGACGACGGCGCTCACTCCCACGATCACTCCGACCGGGTGGCCGGTGGCGAAGGTGCGGACGGTGTTCCAGATGGTGGCGAAGTTCGGCACTTCGGTCACATCCTTTCGGGTTGGGTTGGTTTACAACGAGTGAAAGCCCGCCTATCGGCCACGGGGGCGACCGGTAGACGGGCTTTCGGTAGGGTCTAGAGGACACAGAGATCCCGTTCGACTTACTTCCACTATACAGCCCTATACAGAACAATGCAAGGGTTGCGCCTGCCCCTACAAGGGGCTTTACGGCCAAGGCCGCATTGAAACACTCACTGATACGGGTGAATCGACTCGACGATGAAGCTTCCGTCATCACCCAGGCGCATCGAGAACAACTGCGACGACACCAGCTGTATCTCCTCGTAGGCGTCGTCGCGGTAGTCGTGCTTCACGTCGTCCCAATGCCGCGAATAGCACTGCGAGCACCGCGGAACCCACCAGAAGTGCTGATTCACCTCCATGGACTCCAACGACTCGTACGAGAACTCCTGATGCGCGTCGTAATACGCATCCATGACGTACGGGTCGTTCTCGTCCGGCGACAACAACACCGAATGCATGATCTCGGTGATTTCTTTCGAGAAGTACTCGATCATGTCGGTCTGCGTGATCATGGCGTGCACGGCCTGGACCGCGACGTCTGTCTGAATCACGTCAACCTCGTCTGAGGCGTTGACGGTGATCGACAGAGTGTGTTTGACCCTCGCGTAATTACTCCACGACCCGATGTTGTCGGGAGCGATCTGCGAGACGATCATGAAGCCGTTGTACATCTCGAGACCGGCTCCTTGAACTGTGCCGTACACCCTGTACTCGTAGGGCGGCACGACGCACAGCGTGGGCAATTGTGTCCTGACGGCCTGCTGCTCGTATTGGATCTGCGAGAGTACAGGCGGCGGCGGCCGGCGCCGTTTGGTACCGTAAGCCAAGCGCTTCTCCTTCCGGGAAGACAGCAAAAAGGCCCCCGCCATGACAGCGGGGGCCTTCTTGTAGGTTCAGTGTGTCTCGGTTATCAGACTCGCGCCTCTCTGGGCAACTACAACGTCAGATAACTTTGACCCCTTCATCATACATACTCAGACTCAATAAGTTCAAGTCCGAGCTGCGACATCTCCGAACCATAGACGGTCCTCCACCCACGCCGGCCGATGATCTGCTCATCAGCCAGAATGACCGCTTGCAGCGCCGCATACGCCGTCCCCTTCGCAGGGGCCGTCGGGTGCTCGTAGGCCTGCATCAACTGCTCCCGGCGCTTGTCGAGGAACTGCTCATCGGCCTCCGCGCCGTGCATGTTGTCGATCAGCTTCTCCACATAGCCGGAGAAGTCGACCGTGATGTCCTTGAACTCCATCATCTGCGCCTGCCTCGCGTTGAGGTCGGCGCGAATGGTGGCGAACATGCCGTGCGGGAACTCCGCGGCCTTCGAATGCGGATGCCGGTACGACCGCTGCCCCGCATAGTAGGGCAACTGGTTGCGGCACACGATCCGCCTGTTCAACGGGAGAAGCCGCAAGGCCTCCTTGCCCGTGAACGAGTTCACCAGTGCCGTGAGCAGCTGGTGATCGCCGTGCAGCGTCGTGGCGTCATACAGATTCACCACGACCGACCGGCCGTTGTTGAACTCGAGCACCGAGTCGATGCCCCAGCCCTCGTTCGTGGCCTGCTCGGCCAGCGCCACCAGATCCCGGTTCAGGAACGGGTGGTACTTCGACGACACGCGCGAGAGCACCTGGTCCTCACGCAGCAACACCGACGACTTCTCGTCGTCGATGATGTCCACGTCGTCGCCCCGCGCCCAGGCCGCCCAGTCGGTGGGCATCGGGGCGGGAACCATGCGCGGCTCCCAATCGAGCCGCGTCTTCATCTCTTCTAGGGTGATCATTCTTCCTCCATGGTTGTTGACCCCCAGCGATCGGGGACCGGCGTGCACTTGGTGTAGGTGTGCCGCCGGCCTCCCAGGCTGTACGGGTCGGATGTGATGCTGAACTTGTCGGGCAGCTCGTACATCCCGCAAGCGCACGGCACGACCTCGAGGTCGGACGCGTCTTGCGGCATGGGGACGAGTTTCTTGCTCGACGCTGGCTGGTCGGTCAGGTCGGCCTGCTCGAATGGGCGTTTGATCGCCCACCAGACCAGGAACGAGACACTGAGGATCAGCCATGCTGCGGCCAGAAGCGATGCGAGCAACATCAGTAGGCCCTGCTCAGCGACGACATGGTGCCAGTCGCGTTACACGACTTGCAGCGCCACGTCTTTTCCTCGTCGATGTCGACTTTGATCGCGAAGATCGCCTCGCCGCAGTTGGGGCACGGCGGCATTCCCGCAGCCATCAGCCCTCCTCCTGGCCGGTCGAGAGCTCCTGGCGCAGCTCCTCGAGGTCTTCTTCGGTGATCTCGTCGGTGTCCATGAACATCGGCTCACCGTCGCCTTCGGACGGGTCGGCCGGTTCGCCGACCTGGCCGTAGACGTCGGCGATGACGTCGTTGGCGGTGACTTCGGACTGGCCGACGATCTGCTGGGTCATTTCGACCTTGCGCAGCGAGTCCGCGAGGATGCACGCAGCGGCCTGGAAGGCCAGCACTTTGCTTTCCTCGTCTTCCCAGGCCAGGCCGGACAAGGATCCGACCAGCATCTCCCAGGCGGTGTCGTTGTCGGTGACGTCGAAACTGATGCCTCGATCGGTCTGGGACATGATCTGGCACAGCGCGGCGATGTTGGGGTGGCCGCCTTCGGCCCACACGATGCCTTGCCCGAGCAGCAGGAGTGGCAGCACGAGCGGCGGCCAGGGCTGTTCGGCGGGTTCGTAGGATTCGTAGGTCTGCACCCAGGCCGGGATGGCCTTGAGCTTCTTCTGCGCTCGTGCGATGCGGGGTTCTGTGTTACTCATTGTTCTCTCTTTCAGGGATGGCCAGCCGGTAGGTCCGGTCTGACGGGATTTGTGTTTCCAGTTCGGTCCCGATGATGCGTTTGGCGTGAAGCCGGCCGGGGCCGTACACCTTGTCGACGTACTCGCGGAGTGCGTCTTCGTCGGGGAACAGGATCAGCAGCCTGGTGTATTCAGGCTGCATCGCCGTCGCGTGTCGGCACGTAGGTGTCTTCGTAGCCGACGACGGTGAAGTCGATCTCTGCGTCATCTGCGGTCACCTGTCGGTAGCCGGTGCGGGTGCCGAGTGCTTCGAAGTCGGCGCGTTTGACGACGGTGATGATGCGGATGTAGTCATGTTCAGGCATAACAGTTGGTGTTCCTTTCCATAGAAAAAGCGCACGGCGAGATACCATGCGCTGTTTCGAGTATACCAATCAATGCCAACTTTGACCATGAGGCCACATTACTCCTGCGATGCGACATCAACGCCGCAAAACGCCTACTTCTTGATGCGCTTGCTACTCACTTTTTTATGATGTACGTCAGCGCGTAGAACGGCGGCATGTTGTTGTGCGACTGGCCGCCACCCTCAGCAGTGATGTTGTGCTGGTGCGTGCTGCTGTTGTGAATGGGGTGGGTGTGGCCGCCGTCCGACGGGATCACGTCGTGCCCGTTGCCACCCTTGGTCGCATACGCTCCCAGCCCGGGGGTCACCGTCTGATCGGCCACCCACGGAAGCCACTTGCCGCTGTGAGCGTGCGATCCTGCGTTGTCCATTCCGTGCGAGTGGGAGCCGTCGCTGGCCACCTTCCCGCCGTGGCTGTGGCTGGGCATGTGCAGCGTGCTCAACTGCACAGTCTCCTCGCCACCCGGGGTGTTGCGCGGTCTGTTCGTCAGGCCTGCTCCCTGGCCTGCCGCGATGACGAACCTGCCACGCAGGTCAGGTGTGTTCGCCGACCCCAGAAGCGCCAGGAGCGCGGACGACCCGTGCGGAGACCCATCGCACAGCGCCCACCCCTCCGGGGCCGACGAACCACCGTAGGCGATGATCGCGCCGGTCGGAAGGGCCGCGTCCACATACCCCTTCGTGGCCAGCGTCGTCGACGCATCGCCAATCACTGTCGCCGCGGAGGTGGCTTTCCCGGACAGCGACAGTGAGTCGGCAGACAGCGGACCGCCGACCGCCGTCTTGCCGATCTCCCATTGTTCGTCTGCGGCGTCGAACTGCAACGCGTTCGCATGCGAGGTGCCCGCGGCATCCACCGGTGAGATCTTCACCGGGACGGTGGTGGACACCACTTCAAGCGCCGCGCCGTGGTTGCCGGACGGCGCCTTGAGGCTCAGCGGGGTGACCGCCTTGCCACCTGTCAAAGTTCCGGCCGCAGATTTGACGTATCGTGCGTCGCCGAGCGCCTGGGTGATCTCCCCAGGGATGCCTTGGGGGCCGCGGATCAGGCCGACGTCCTGCCACGAGTTCGGGTCGCCGATCTTCACCCACAGATGACCTTCGTCCTCGGTGATGTACCCGTCGCCGATCTCCGCGTCCAGCGGCAGTTCGGAACTGGTGGCCACCGACCCGTTGATGCGCACACTCCCACCAGGCGGGCCGTCGGCCCCGGCCGGGCCCTGCGGGCCGGCAGGGCCTTGCCTACCTACAGTGAACGGAGTCCATGTCTGGCCTCCGTCGTTGGAGATGCGCAGGATCGCCATGTCAGAAGATGACCTTCACCTTGTCGTTCGGCTTGAAGAACTGCTTGGCCTGGTCCTTGGTGAACACACCGGTCTGCTTGTGGCCCTTCTTCTTCTGCCACTTCTTCACCGCGGCCTTCACCGCATTGGTGTACTTGTTACCCGGCCGGTGCGCGCTCAGCGGCTCGGACACCTTGAGGAAGCCGCGCTTGATGAGCCGGTAGCGCAGCTGCTTGACGCTGGCCGAGTCGTCCACGCCGGGCTTGAGTTTCGAGAAGTACACCTTGATGGTGTCGTCGAAGTCGATGTTCCGGCCGCCGATGTCCCCGGACCAGCCCAGATACTCGTAGCCCCACGCCCCGGCGAACCAGTTGAGCGGCACAGTGGCCATCTTGCCGCTGCCACCGGCGTCGGTGGAACGGACCTTGCCGTTGCCGACATAGATGGCGACGTGGCCGTGTTTGCCGCCCCGGTAGTACACCGGCGCCCCGACCGGGGGCGTCCGGTCACCGGCGTGCTTGTGCTTGGCCTGGTGCCACTGGGTGATGGCGTTGGGATACATGTGCGGTGACTGGAAGGCGTCTTGGACGTGCCACAGACACATGCCGACACGGTTGGTGTTCTTGGCCTTGAAGAACTTGGCGGCCTGCTCTGCGGTCCTCACAGGTCATCACCGTCTTCGACGACAATGGCGGCGTATCCCTCGTCAGGCGCGTCGGCGTAGACGATCTCGACGATCTCCACCTCGCCGGGGATCTCGTAGCCGGGATTCTGGTCCTCGAGGTCGGGCGGTGCGTCGACGAACACCGGGTCGACCTCGGCGTATTCGCCGGCGGTCTCCTCCGCGGGCTCCTCGCTGTTGAGTTCGTCGTCGCCCAGCTCCTCCTCACCGTATTCGAGGTCGAACTGCTCTTCGGTGGGTTCCATCTGTTCCTCCATTACTCGGACGGTAGGCGAGGGTCGTCGACCGGGGTCACCTTCCCTCGAGACCAGACAACCACAACAGCGGTGCCGATGAGGTTGACCGCCACGGCGAGTGCCGCGAACTGGTCGGTGGTCAGGTTCCAGCCGAACACGACGGCAACCTGGATGATGGCGACAACGGCGGCGACAACGGCGCCGCGGATGGCAAGGGGTTCACGCTCATTCATGGGTTTCATCCTCCCGCCGATCATCGGCGTTGTCTAACTCGTCATCGTCGGGTGGCGCCTCGAGGTAGTCGCGGGTGAGCCATCCGACCAGGCCGCCTAGTAGCAGGGAGACGGCGACGAGCATGGCGGGTAGACGGTCAGTCATCGCACGTCACCTGCGCCGCCGTTTGCTGCGGTGCGGACGCTCATCGTCATCGTCGTTGTCCTCGTCGAACCGGTCACGGTCCTTCGGGAAGTAGTACGACGCCATGGAGATGATCAGCATGGCGATCGCGCCGGCGATGGTGGCGATCGCTTGCGCGATGGCGGGATCGAGGACGGCGATGCTGTTGTTGGCCCAGGTCAGCATCTGTCACCGCATCTCGTCACGTTCGTCTGCACGCTCCAACCAGTAGGCGCCTGCCGCCATGAACGACACGGCGAACGGAAGCATCGCATACCAGGGTTCGCCGTCGAGGGCTATCCCGATCCACCGTGCCGTCCAGGCGCCGAAGGACAGCAGCAGACCGTATTCGTAAATCCGCTGCGACCTGATGATCCAGGCGTACACCATCAGCAGTGTGCCCAGGCCCGCGAACAGGCCCATGACCAGCGCGGCGATGGTGGACGGCGCAGTTTCCAAGGTGCGGCTGCCGATGTTGTCGTCGCCGGGGATAGGGATGGCCAGATGGTTGCCGAAGAACAGCAGCAGGGTGTTCACGCTCAACGTGAACCCGCCGATGATCAACCCGACCGCGAATGGTTTGAACGCCCGGCCGAAGATTTTCACGCCGGGTAGATCTCCGCGAGTCATGTTGATCACCTTGCCCAGTATCTGTGCGCACGTGTGGTGGTAGCCGCCGTAGGTTGCATTACTCATCAGCTTCCTGTTCCTCGAGGCCAGATCTGCCCTTCCAGCGGGATCAGCGACTCCCGTGGTTCCCCGGCCATGGCCATGTGTGGTGCGGTGACGTGTTCGTGGACCACTGCCGTTGTCGACGTGATCTCGGTGGGTTGCGGGGCGGCCATCTGCTCAGCCCATCCTGATCGCGGGTCGAACGTAGGACACTGACGCCCAACGGCATCCGTTGGGTGTGCGGAACACTGCCTGCTGGCCTTTGACGGTGCCGGTGAACACGGCGTTGTCAACACCGAGGGGCTGCCCACCGGTTTGGTAGATCAGGCTCAACGGGTCATAGCCGCCGTAGGTCTGGATGAAGTACAGCGGCGCTTTCGACATGTATGAACGGTCGAGGCTGTACGACAGCAGCGCCGGGGCGGGAGTAGCGAACGCCGTGTTCGCAGTGGTGGTCCCGGTGACGAAATTGATCAGGCAGCCGTTCGGGTCTCCGCCAGTGGTGCCCGTGGTGTTGACATTGCCGGCCCCCACGATGAAGAACACCCCGTCAGTGGTAGGCACATCGTTGATAGCGAACCGTTCCACGAGAACGATCGCCTGGTACTTGCTGCCCATCGGGATGTTGCTGTACAGGACGATGCCGGTCGGCCCGCGCACACCGATGATCTCCCCGTCGCCGGTGGGTGCGCATTCCATCTGGAAGTACTGGGTGGCGGTATAGCCACCCACCGCGCCCGCGTTGTGTGTCTGGCCGACGGTGATGTCGACACGGAACCCGTAGGAGGTGTTCGACGTCGATCCGCGGCCCCACGACACTTTCAGGTACACCGGACGGTCGGCGCTCTTCGAGTCGTTGAGTTCGTACACCCGGTATCCGGCCGCGGTGGATGCGACAGTGGGCATCGTCACCGTGTCGAAGTCGATGCCGTTGTGCACTTCGGTGAGCCCCAGGGCGATGAACGTGTCGTGCCACGCTTTCGCCCACGCCCGGAACCCCGCATCGTTGGCGGCGTAGACAGCCAGCGGTGTGCTTTCAGTGGTGATGGTCATGTGGGCATTACCTCCTCGGCAGCGTTCGTCTCACTCTTCACCCAGGTGAACGTGACGTTGACCGTGGCCGGGCTGGCCCCGGTGTTCGTCACCGCGACGGGCACCACAGCGGTGCCATCGACGGTGTAGCCGTACACGGCCGGGTTGAGCCACACGTCCAGCAGCTCGGTGGTGGTGACTACCTCGGCGATCAGCCCGTGGGGCGGGGTGGGGTCGGTGCCAACAGGCCGGGATGCGTCGACGGCCAGCGCCCCGTCGGAGTAGTAGACGCGCACCCGGGCCGGATTGTCTGTGGCGATACAT